GATCGCCATCGGTAAACAATGACGGGAAGAGATTAGCTGCTCCACCAGTTACTGTAGGGCTAAAGAATGTATCTCCATCTGTAAACAGGCTAGGCAGAAGTGTATAACTTGCCGATACTAATGGCGTAAAGAACTGATCGCCATCGGTAAACAAGGTTGGCAAAAGTGTGTAGGTTGACAGAACACTTGCATTAAAGAACTGATCACCATCAGTGAACAAACTCGGCACAAGAGTAATTGTACCAGGTGTAACGGTGGGTAAATGGAATGTATCCCCATCGGTAAACAATGAAGGATTAAGAGTGACCGCACCCGGTGTTACCAAAGGTGAAAAGAATTGATCGCCATCGGTAAACAGACTGGGTAATAGAGTAACTGCTCCGCGCGAGACTGTTGGACTGAAGAAAGTGTCGTCATCTGTGAACAGAGATGGTAAGAGATCATAGGAGGCTGTAACCAATGGTGAAAAGAAGCTATCACCATCAGTAAAGAGTGATGGCAATAAAGTTTGGCCGCCACCAGATTGCGAGACTGTCGGACTGAAGAAACTATCCTCGTCACTGAAAAGACTTGGCAGGAGTGTTACAGCCCCACGTGTCACCGTTGGTGAATGGAATGCATCACCGTCAGTAAATAACGCAGGTGTTAGACTATATGTTGCCAATACTACTGGTGAAAAGAAGCTGTCAACATCTGTATACAGTGCTGGACTTAGGGTAATCGCGCCTGGGACCACCGTTGGATTGAAGAACTGGTCACCATCAGTAAAGAGTGATGGCAATAAGGTGACTGGACCAGGCGTAACAGTTGGATTGAAGAAAGTGTCGTCGTCGGTGTGCAATGATGGCAACAAGTCGTAGCTTGATAAGACAGTCGGCGAGTGGAATGTATCACCATCAGTGAACAGAGATGGCGTTAGAGTAACCGGACCGCGTGATACGTTTGGCGCAAAAAACTGGTTACTATTAGTAAACAAACTTGGTAGGAGTGTAATAATTCCTTGGATGCGCTTGTAAGCCTGAGTGAGGCACATCGTATCGTCAGCACCAAGAGCAGTCTGCGTCTTGCTTGGCGACCCTGTATCGGTTCCGCCGGTCGGTGCCCAATAATAGGCGTAAGTATCCGACATATCGGTGCTGGCGAGGTTACGATATTGAGCCGAACCAATGTCTATCCAGCCAGCGCCGCTGACAGCACTCCATGTATTATTGTCCGGCGTGGCCCACGAGCAAAGAACTATGACTTCATTAGCAACAGTTGTGACGGCTGTGGCCGCGAATGGGCTCGTCGTATCTTCCGTCTCTGCTTGAGCGACATCCTGCACCCACGTATCGGTAGCTTCTTCGGCGCGGAAGATGAGGACCTGACAACTATTAGCAGTACCATTAGTAGTCGTGAGACTAAGATCAGTGTCCCATGTGCCGTCGAATGTACACCAGTTTCTAGTCCGGTAATTTGTGGTGCCTAAGTTCTGTTCGGCTTCGCTTGTCCAAGACTGACCGGCAGCAGCAGATATAGTTGGAGCTGTATTGCTGCGATAGTGTTGATCAGCGATTATAAGATCACCCTGCCGGGCAGGAGCAAGCTGCAATTGGGTGAATGTCGTCGGAGAAACACTGTTGGTTCCGCCGCTATCAGCGGCCACATCTTCTGGTATTGAAATGGCGCGGAGAAAGAATGGCGCTTGGAATTTTATGTCGGCAGAGAACTCAACCCATGGCACACCATTGGTAGCATCACCATCGGAAAAAGGTAAATCGGCTATACCGTCGCCGCGACTATTTGCATATAGAGCAAGACTTGCATTGTTAGTAGACGTGCTCCCTTGCCTGAACCCAACTTCAACTACAATCCTATCCCCGGCGCTAACCGAGACGGAGGACAAACTAATTGAAGAACTCTCCGCTACATCGCGGAAAAGCCGTCTGCTTACACCACTTCCAGTGAGCGCAAACTCGTGTGTTGCAGGATCATCCGATGCGACGACGGCCAGAAGCGTACCGCGATCCGTGCCGTCGGACTGGATGACTTTAATACCAACAGCCAGTGTATAATCGTCTGTTGCAGCCCCTTGCGAAGCCCGGAAAACCCCGCTAACGGTTCCATCGATAGTCTGTGCTTTTAATGGCGGTGATACAAACCGCGAAAGAGCCCTGAATTGGCCTGATACACCAGTACCAGCTTGAGAGGCTGTTGACGCAGAAGCGGCAGTATGACCTTGAAGTGTTGAGGTAGTGGTACTAGTTGTATCATTCCACCCGCCAAGCCACGACGAAGGCGTTACACCGGCAGCGTCAGCATTCGTATAGAGACGGGTGGCCATCTATTTAGCTAGCAAGACTATTGAAGTGTAGTGAAACACTTCAGTGCCCGTTTTTCTTACCAAAGGTAGATGGCGTTAACTCAACTACCTGACGATAAGGGAATATTCCTTTCTTGCGGCCAAAACTGTCATAATGATCCATCAGAACAGCTTTCATTCGCGCCGTAATCTCATCGAAGCGCCGAGACGCTTCCTCACGCTTTGGGTAAGTTTGCCGAAGGGAGTTGATGAAGACGTTCAAGGCTGCTCCGTTAACCGCATCTAAAGGGAAGTTGGTAGCTTCCCTAGAGAAACGGTTAAACAGCTCACGCTGCGGATCAGGCATAGTCTTGAGTAGAGGATCCTTCGGGTTCGTAATCATTGTCATTGTTACGACTCCCCTAGTTTCATCCTCGATACCGGGCCAAACTTCGCTGTGAAACCAGGAACGAGCTCCTCGAACTCGGCGAGGCGCTTCTCTCCAGAGTTGACGAGAATAACCTGTGGTTCCTTCTTCCAGTTGATTTCATCAGCCGGAGTCCCTGGCACCAATTGATCACCCTTGATGATCTTCTCCAGATGATACCTAGCTTCGCCATCAGCGTGATCGTCGATCAGCAATGCGCCGCGACCTGACGAAATCGCGGTGTTGCGCATCGAATTCGCGAGAAGGCTCTTACCACTCTTGGGTGGGCCTTCAATAATCAAGATAGTCATGATACACTCCTTAGTTTGCACTCGGTTTCAGATCAGATCTGGTAGATACCAGAAGCATTCCAGGTGATTCCAATATCACCGCCATTCGGTGTTACAGGCAAGCCTGTCACCGAAGTGTCGAGATACAGGAAGAGTTTCCAGGTGGTGTTTGCACCTGAATTGTGTCTGTAGAAGCCTAACGCTTCTACACTATTTCCCGTCACTGCTGTAAAGTTGACGTCGACACCATCGAAGAGCCCAGTGGCGGCAGCCACTGTTGGCACTGTAATCCGTTGGTCAGTACCCACAACGCCCGTGAGATCGTTCGCGAAGTCGTGAGCCGCCGAGTAGGTGTAGGTACCAGTGTCCAATAAGGCCACGAAGGGACCGTCTGTAGATGTGTCCTGGTCAAGCGAGATGTTGGCTGCAGCCGTGAGGATGAAGCCTTTGTAGGTTGGGTAGACTGCGTTAGCCATAGTGGGCTCCTTTGCAAGTTAGTAAAAGCAATCAGTGTGATATAGTAACATTCAGAAGATCGACGATTCCAGACTTTGCAGATGTCGTCAGCCAAACCCAATGTCCAGCTGGAATTGCAGCGTCATCGAAGACTGTTTCGGTGAATGTAACTTGATCACCACTAACGGTGAAACCCCCAACTTTTATTTCTGTGCCGCTATTACGGTTAACACCATGCCAAATTTCAAAAGTAATCTCAGGACTAACTGAACCATCCAAGACAGCATCCACGCGGAGAACTGTTATGTTAACGTATGAACGAAAGAGCGTAATATCTTCTGTTGCAGAGGGATTCTCAATCGATACCCCCCTTGTCACAACATTGCTTTGAGTCAGTACAATCGGACCATAAGCAACGGCACTTGCTGGAGTAATAGAACCGCCGAAGGGTCCACCAGCAACTTGACTCGCGGGAATAACTGTCGCTTTGATAACCCTTACCATGAGTTGTTGGCCGTCTCTGCTAGCGTTGAAGTACACCTCAGAGCATATACGACAAGATCAATGTCTGTGGGTACATTGAGAAGGACTTCTCCTTCATACATACCAATCATGGCTTCGAGAAGTGAATGGTCAGCTGTGAGGATTAACGTATTCGTGCTGATTGTGATGTTTCCTAAGATCGTGCTGAAGATGTACTCTAGCAGAGTCCCTTCAGCTGGGCCTGCAATCTTCTTCATGGTGCATTTAGCTTTAGCACCTGTCAAATCGTAGGGAGAACCATCGAGGTTGAGAATAGGAAGCGAGAGAGACCAGTCTTCCGTCGTATAGCGGATAAGTTCTAAATGGACAATATTAGGTTTGTCAACCACTGTTATCGTCTTTCACTTTTGTCCACCTTTTGAAGACCAGTATATCATGTTTTTCAATATTAGTCAAGAGACCTATTGAAATTTTTTGATGGTCACAACTTCAAACCTCAAACCTTAAACCTCAAACCTGATCGAAATCAGTCTTCGAACGAGCTTTACGCCCTTTAGAAGGTGTCTTTATCGGCTCGAGATCACCTTTGTCATCGAACGTGACACTCGCAGTTTGCAGGCCAACAAATGCTCGAGCTTCGTCGTTTGTGATGAAATCTGGCGATTCTTGAAGCGTTCTTGACAGGTTAACCGCTGATCGAGCTTGTTGAGCACGCGCTTGAGCCTCCTCCAGCGGAGACATCCTAAAAGCGCTTGGCCATTCGATTGTCACCTTCAAACCTTCTGAAGATGGTAAAACACCTGCAGAAGTAAGCATTGTAATAAGAGGCCATAAAACTACAGGTTCAGCGAATAGTTTCCGACGTTCGATAATACGTTCGGCCCAGTTTGCACGATCTTGTTCAGAAGCAAGCTGTCCTGCTTCAGCACCAGTCAAGACTCTCTGTGGAATACCTGTTGCGGAAGATAGGAGTGATAAGAGAAGTTGGAAGACTCCACGAGGATCAGGAGTATCTGATCCGAGTGAGTTAATCTTGACACCGCGTGTTCTGATCCAACGGCGAAGCTGATTCTGATATTCCTCTAACTCACTCGAGAGTGCTGCTTCATCCTCTGGTGAAAGATCCATATCCTTCTCGATATCAGCCTGCATTCCGCGATTAGCCGTCAGCCAAAACGTTTCAGCTGTACCACCAGAAACCTTTAGCATATCGTCTAACAAGTTGGAGATTCTCTCCATCCGCGGACGTCCAATAATACCGTCTTCCAAGATCCCTTCAGCAACATGAAGACACCTTGAAGCATGTACTCTGAATGGAGCAGTCTGCAAAGCTGGAGAGCCCAAGATTGCTGGTTGGTTCAAGTAGGGTCGAAGATCATACATTTCAGGCTGCAAGTAACGATCGTTGAATTTGTCGTCCACAAGTTTGACAATAACTGCCGCAGGCTCTGCATATGGCTGCAGATATAGCACGTCCAAAGGTGCAGTCTTTCGCATTCTAACTGGCTGCTGTACAATGCTTGTGTCACTAAACCCGATGTATAGGACTGCATAGCGTCCGAGACCCGCCAAGATATCGAGTCTGTTGAGAACATGGAATAGCTTATGTCGCTGAATAAGGTTATTCCAAGCAGTATTCCACTCTTCACTGGTTGAAGTAATCGCCGGAGGATTGCTCCAGATCGCTGATGATGGCGCCTCAATTGCACGGGCTGCGATATCTTGGCGCATATACTTCGCAAGAAAGTCTTTGTAGTCTGGTACCCGCGCGTACCCGAATACACCATACATATCACGAGCGCCACCGAATAGAAATCCAGCGCGCGATGCCAGTAGAGACCTTTGGAGAAGTGCAGACAGATTGCGAAAGAGACCTTTGGGTCCCGAACTTGAACTTGATACTTGTACATTCATTGTTGAGCTCCTCGTCCGAATGTGACTTTGATTGGTGTACGCCTGTAGAGACCTTTGTTAGGAACTACAAGACCACTTGAAGTCCTTGTGAAGCTTTGCGTCGTACCACGCCCCCATGAAGGAGATAAGTGTACTTTACCTACAAGTTTCTCGTATCCAGCACCTGCAGTGTCAATTTGGTCATCATACGCTCCAACAGGGAAGAATTCAAACTCGTCAGCAAAAGCTTTATTCCATGACCCCTTCAATAAGAATACTTTTCCAGCTTCGCAACCCGCTAAGAAGGGCTGTGCGCGGACAACTTTGTTTGTCACTGTTGGGACGGCTTCTACCTTGAATTCAGGTAAAACCGTTGTTGCATACATGTGGATCAAGCTTTTACCTGCAGACCCAGGCTCCTGTTCAATGTAGACTTCCACACTTGGACCGTCAGCAATCGCTGTGTCGCGAACTTGTCGCTCAACACCACCAGGTGAAAGCTGCTTGCGGATGATGTTGCACAAGAAAACTCTCTGCGTTTTGAGACTATACGACATTTTGGTGCCGACCATATAGTCTCCACCGCCCTCGGTCGCAGCTAGATCCCAAATCCGTAAAGTACGCATTGATTCGTCAGGCAAGTTATCGACATACTTCAGCCACTTGACGTCAGTGAGCGCAGATTCATCATCAGATGGGTCTTGTTGGTACATCGCATTGAAGAAGAACGTTCCAAGAATCGCTTTACGCTCTTCAAGAGCAGCTAGATTGTAACGTTCTGGGAACAAAGGTGCGCCTTTTTCACGTCCGAGGATGTCATTTTCTTCTGCAATCGCAGGAATTCTGATATATTCCCAGTTTCCAAGGATATCCTTATGCTTCAAAATGCGACCAATTAAGTCATCATGATGCCACCGCGTAGCGATAATAATGACTGTTGCGTTGGGTTCCAGACGTGTAAATGCTGTTGTCACGAACCAATTCCAGATGTATTCACGCGTAACCTCAGACATTGCCTCCTTGATTTCCTTGAGGTAGTCGTCAACCAGGAGAATATCAGCACCTCGGCCTGTAATTGGCCCACCAACACCTACTGATCTCATCGATCCGCCAAGAGCTGTCATCCAGTTAGAGACTTTGGAAGAATCTCGACGAATACGCGTATTTAAGAGCTCGGCGTTGTCAATAATTTTGTCACGAACGGCGCGTCCGAAGTCTGCAGAAAGCTCGCCTCCATAGGTCGTAAGGATAACTTCTCTGTCACCAAACTTCTCAAGTGCCCAAATCGGGACAGCTTTTGTGATAAGCTCCGATTTCCCATGGCGGGGAGGTGCTGAAATAATGAGGCGCCCATTACCTCTAATAATGGCGCCAGCTACGCGAGCCGAGATGTATTGCAGATGTTTAGCGGGTATCCAGTCAGGATCAAGCTTGACGTTCAGAGTCGCAGGTGTTAACCTGTAATTCCGCGCCATTTGTGCTAACTGTTCTTGCGCATACATCCAAATTTAACCTTGAGTCTTGAAACATCCTATGACGGAGAGTGAACACAGCTACTTCCGCCGGAGGCGTGCGTTTAACGAGCTAGATTGACCCAAGATCGATACCGCTGATCCTGAGGACAAGAAATATAACGACTATGAAGCATACAGCGTATGCGCCCCACTTGGCTGGTTCTGGCCAATTTGATCTGTTGGTGATGTATACACCGAAGCCGATGAGGCAAACGATGACAACAAGCGTGATAACACTCATTTGTGTCTCCTTTCAAGTGTTTAACGAGTTAAGAAGCCTTCATAAAGGGGTTCACGACGTTAACTGCGGTGAGGACAATACGGTTAGTCGAGTGAAGGTACTTCGTAGCCCCTTGGCCAGATTGAAGTGGGTCAAGGAGCTGTGTAGTCTTCCATTCTCCGTTGGGGAGTTGTTCTTGGACTTCAATTTTGACGCCATTTTCACGCGATACGTGATCTGGCACTGTAATGCGTACATCCGTTGTCATGAGAACCTCCTGTTTACACTCAGTTATTTGCGGTTGAGCTTGATGATAAGCTCTTGAGCTTGGATCAAGGCTTCAGGATCCTCTAAGATCGCTTGGATTCTATCATCATCTTGGATTTCCTTTGCTTGTTCGCCGGCATTCTTTGCAATAGTACGCAAAGTAAGTTCCAGCGAAGCATTGCGAGGTGTTTCGCTTTCAACGTCGTTCTTTCCTTGGCCTGTGCTAAGGCCGATGGAAACACGCTGGATCTGAGTCATTGACTTGACCAAATCAATGAGGTCTCGCTCCTTCATGTCGGTGCGAAGATCTTCGCTTTCAAGGCGCCGTACGAGTTCATCGTTCGCCTTGGCTAGTAGTTTCCCAGCCATCCGATAGTGTTGAGTCTCAACTGAATACTGCTCACGTTCGCGGTATTTGCGATAGGCTGCGGCAATATACAAGTCGTAGGCTTTAACTCGCACTTGCCAGTTGTATGAAACTGCAAATTCTTGGATCGTGGCGACATCTAGAGCTCCAGGAGCTTGACGATAAAGCTCGGCAAGAACTCGTATATCACGAATCGAGATCTGGATCTTAGCGCGCTCAGACTCTGCGGATGGTTCATTAACAGAGGACTGCAGATTCGGCATGTCTACATACCGATGGAAGTACTCATATGCCGAATCAGATTCCCAAGGAAACTTATCCCACAAGACTGCACCTGTGTCGAGGCGAGGAATCCCATCGTCAAGGTCAATCCCGATCGAAGCAGCTTGGAGGATTGCAGCCTTCTGATCAGGTTCGTATGTGTCGAAATCGCCGGGGATCAAATCGATCCGATACAGATATGCAGGTAATCCCAACTCACTGGTTGGTACACGAGAGCATAACTCCCGAAATACTTCGACCCGCGTTTTGAGGCCATTCTCACGCTCTTCCAGGATGGTATTGGCTTTACCTATGAAATCCCGATGCGCCGAAATGACTTCCCGCGAGAGTTTCTTCGGTGCAAGAACTTCCATATTCATACGAAACCTCGATTAACTCGGTCTGGTTTCTCAATATTATACAGTATCTTACAAGGCATATCAATAGGAATAGTAGGGCTGACCACTAAAAATTTTAGATGATGCGTCCTGAACACTAAAAGCTAGTGTTAGGTGTTAGGTGTTAGGTGCCTAAAGGTTGTACCAGAAATTTTTTTAGGAAAATATTCAGTGCTTACAGGGTGTCAACAGGTTTTGCAAAAAATTTTAGGAAATAGTAGGGTCTGAGTGCTATAAATTCCTATCGCTAGTAATTCCGTACTAGAAAATTATTGAAATAGTAATATAAAGATATCTAATAGTATTATATTCTTTTCTAAAGATTTCTCTAGGAATATAAATTTGCTTATTGAGACACATATAAATTTAATATATAATTAACTCATAATAAATAATAAATAAGAAATTAAATAAGAAACTAAATATAAAGTACCAACCAACCACAACTCTCTCTCGAAAGGAGAATACTATGTCTACGATTATCGCTTCAACCACCACAACGACCAACTCTCTTCCAACCATCTCTCAGATGATCGAAGCGGGTCTCGTAACGAAAGTATCTCAGATCAGGTATCTCGATTCGAAAGGATTCACCAGATCTGAGATCGCGAAACATCTCAACATTATCTACCAACACGTTCGTAACGAGTTGTTGAGAGTACCGAAGAAAGCGATCGAACAACCAACGATCGTTATCACAACCGCTAAGATCGAATCGATGATCGATCCAAATAGCGCACCATCGATCGATGGATTGAAATAAGTAACAACAACGAGTGTGAGAGATCGATCTCTCACACTCCTCTACCAACCAACTAAGGAAACCACTATGACCAACAAGCGTGAAGAACTCATACACAAGATCGCGATCAATACTTACGATACGATCTGTGAACAAGTCGTACAAGAGTACAAATGTGTGAATGCGATCATTGGCGATCCCACTGAGGAACACTGGGATGAGATCGCGATCATAGTTACGTGGGTAGTTACTAAACTCGATAGAGTTAACAGAGGTTACCGTAACTAGTTATCTCTGATCGAAGATCAGATCAGCTAGTACCACTAATGTACTAGCTGATCTCTTTTCTTCTAGGGGCCGAGACGGGCCGGACCGGTTTGAGTCAGTCCGTTTAGGTTGTTTGGACGACCGACTGCGAAGGACTTACCGGATCGAATTAGTCAACCGCAAAGAGACCGTAATTTTGAGAGTTGAGGGTCCTTAAAAATTGAGCTATAATTACTATAATAAAAATAAGAACAGTACGTTACTAGTTACATAACTTAACCGTTCAACCAAAGGAACTTACAATGAGAGATCTTAACAACCTGATCTACAAGATCGCGAACGATGTGTACGATACGATTTGTGATCGAGCTGTGAACGAATACAAAGGAACGTTCGCGGTCATTGGTGATCCAACCGAAGAACATTGGAATGAGATCGCGCTGCTCGTTACAAGTACGATCGAACAGCTCAAAGTGGTCGATCAAGCTGGTAGAGAACAACCAACGCAACCGACCAGCTAAGATCGAGATCGAGAGATCGAAAGCGTCGTGAGACGCTCCTACCGTAATGCGGTAGCTGACGAGATCAATAACGATCGAGTTTGAACCAACCAACAGGAGAATACTATGTCACGTGCTCACAAGAATCACAAGTCCAACCAGAACGCTGCGGTCGCGATCGTTGAACCGCAGACAGAAGTGGAACCGACCGTTCTCGAATCGAACAACCTGGAGCAGACTCTCGAGCCGAACTCGGTGATCGAGGTTACGACTCCGGTTCCGACCGAAGCGCCGAAGACCAGTCTCCCGACTCTGAAGGAGATGAACGAGCTGAAGCTCATGACCAAGAGTTCTCAGATCAAGTACCTGGATTCGCTCGGCCACAAGCGTGCTGAGATCTCGAAGCATCTTACCGCTCAGTACGGTAAGCTGGTTCGCTATCAGCACGTCCGGAACGTGTTGACTCAGATCGCTTCGTCGAAGTCGAAGGCTTCGTAACGAACGATGATCCGATGGTTCATGTTCGGAGTGTTCTTGACGTTCTCGTCATTCATCGCTCTGTTACGTGTAATCGATTCGGTTCGTAACATGTAACTTACAACAACAGAGTACGATCGCGATCTCTAGTCGACCGTACTTGTCTACAACCAACATCAACCAACAGGAGATTATTATGCCCAAGAACCGTTTTGCAATCGCTTCGATCGTCGCGATCCTTCTCGTGTCTTACTCTTCACTGGCGGACGCGAAGAAGGTCAAGTTCACCGACTTACCGGTAGCGACCCAGACTTCCATTACGCAAGCGATTAAGTTGATGACGCGGGAGCAGCTCGAGAAAGCCTACATCGACAAGCTCTCGGCTACCGACTTGATCAAGCTGCTCGCCGCAGCCAAGTAATTACAACAACGGGTACGGTCGATTAAAAGACCGTACCCACTCATCCAACAACCAACCACAGGAAACATAAATGTCCAAGAAAACAAGAGTGTATGTCGAAATCCACAAGACCGAAACAAGAGATGGGTGGGTCTTGAAGACTGAGGTTTACTCTTACGACCTTGAAGATCGTGAGTGTACGAATCGACACGAGATCTTGACAACGCTTCTTCTCTGTTCAGACGAACCCTTGATTCAAGGAGTTGACTTCACATGACACACTATACTGTGGACTACTCAAACCTTACTGGACAAGCCAAACTTGACAAAGCGATCGCTGACACTGTCGAATATATGGGTCAGCCGAAATTCGACGAGATCACTGAAGAATTCAGGAAACTCCCTGAAATGACGCTTCAGAGGTTTCAAGCTTTCGCTTCGTTAGCTGGTGTCCAAGGCTTTCCTGCTACCGCTTGGTTTAACTACTGTTTCCCTGAACGTAAGATCGAAGAAGGAGGTGAAACACCAACATGACACCTGAGAAGGACAAGAAGCAAGAAGTGGACCTTACGCTTGAACAGTTGGCTCAAGCTGACGCCAAGAACAAGAGTCAGATCATTCGTTACCTCGACTCTAAAGGCTATGCGCGAGCCGCTATTGCGAGATTCCTTGACATTCGTTACCAACATGTGCGTAAAGTGTTAGTCACACCACAGAAACGTCTAATCGCTGCTGAACGCGCGGCAGCCAGAGCCCTTTTGAATTCCGATCACTGAACACCTGTGGTGGTGCGACTGGAGACCCTTAGTGGGTCTCCTTTTTTATGCTTCTAGGCCCGACTACGGGGGGCCGCCGTTTGACCAGTCAGTTTTAGGTTACTAATGACGGGGACGCACTCATATTCCATATCCCAAATTAGTCAACCAATGACTTGACCGCACATTATTTGACATCTTGATTGACTAATGACCTTTGTAGTATAATAAGGTTCAATTGGAGGATAAGATGCCCGTTGTAGCCCTTACTAAGAACCTAGACCCGACTCTTACTAAGCCAATGCCAACACCTAGTCGACCTGAACTATCTGCTTGGTTTAGGGGTGCTCGTGCAGTTCTCCCTATGATCCCTGATCCGACTCGTTCAGATTGGTTCTTAAAGTCTTCCGTTATAACATTACAGGAGGTGAAGTTCGAGCTATACAACGCAATTGGTGAGTCAGCTACCGTAATAATCGATCGCTGACTAGGTTAACCTCTAGTCCAATACGGCTTTAGTTGACCTTCAAGAGGACCGACGTCGTTACTGCTATCCATTACCCCGCCACATGCATCAGGTTTATGACCTAAAAATCTTTTGATAGTTCAGAATTTTCGGCATGGTGGGTTGGTGGACTGGGCCCTCAGTTTCCACCGAAAACCGTATAAAGCTGTATAAACTAGTTTTCTCGAGGTTTTAAGATTTTCTTCCTGAAATAGGAATGCCGTTTACTTGTTTACTTAGTTTACTTATTTTGGGAGTCTTTTTACTTAAAAGATGTTGGGTGAGGATTGTACAAGGAAAGTATAGTCTTTTTACATTAGTTCTTTACAGTGCCTTCCGGATCCAACATCTTTCTCTCAATTTCGACATCAACTTAAGTAAAGTAAGTAAAAGTAGTAAATTCCCTAATAAAATCAACAAGTTAACTATGTAACCCTGCCTTTAGAGTCCTTTAGAGTCCTCTCTCAAAGTCTTAACGCTTTTGAATGCTTACCCTTAGAAATACTACCCCTCACTACTGACTACTTACCATCTTTAACACTTGCTTTCGGTGTCAAGGACGCGTCGTAACCTAGTATTGCAACCTAAGACCACGCTAAACGACACTAAAGGACTCTAAAAAGGACCTATAAAAAGTTCTAAGACTTAATTACTGCCTTGTAAGAGGAAATTCCTAAAAAAGTAGTTCCGAACTACATAAGACTTACCACTATTTGGACTCTTGATTTGCCCTTAAAAACACTATATAATATCTATAATAACAAGATCACACAGGACGAGGATTCAAATATGTCTCAACAGCTCTTGAAAGGTTCTCTACTTCACGTTCGAACATCGCAAGGCGAAGAGGGGGTAGTGTTCGCGAACCATAAAGAAAACGGAACGGTGCTAATTGCCTACCTAAACCAACCAGGAATCGGATGTTATCCGTTCAAGGATCTCGTAGTTCTAAAACGTAAGGATATGCATCACAATGTATGGTACGACAAAACACCAACACCAATCAAATAACAAGGCTTGATAAAAATGTCAATATGTTACGACGAAGAACAGACAAGAGCATCAGGCTCCACTTACCGTGGTTCGATGTCGAGAATCAATCCGACGAGAGCTTACCTGAAGCACTTCGAAAACTTCTTGTACTTACAGTTCATTGCGATGAACTCTGACGATCGCATTGAACAACATCAAGCACGTAAGGAGCTTGTGATTGCGGAACGTAAGATGGCATTCTGGCGTAGATCACCCGAATTCAATCAGACCTTAGCGACCGAAGGGTCTGACAAACTCAAGAAGAATTGGTCAACCAAACGTTAACATCCAACCAAACTACCAAACAGGAGAGCAAAATGAGTCAAATCGTCGGTTATAGCGCACGGCGCTACCCGACTATCGTAGATAACCCACTAGGGTTTGTGGTGTTATCTGTGCTGTGCAAGAGGGTAGAAGGCACTTACAAAGTGTATAGTGCTATTGTACCAGACAATAGTGTTGCAGACCCACATTACGAAGGTTTTGTAATGTGGGTCCAACGTTTTGGAAATCCAGCCCGCTTTGTGGAAGCTCGAATGAACTTCCCATCGCTCAAAGAAGAGGAGTATTCAACATGAGTCCAAGATCTTACTACGATGACAACTTCGGACACTGGGACATGCAGGACGAGGAGGACGTCGAGTTCTATCGTCACGTCCAGCGCAACAGTGTACGCAAGAAATGTCAGGGTTGTGGTCGCATGGTGAAGATCATGCCTGACTACGCTTACTGCGACTCTTGTGCAACCAAACGTGAACAAGGGTGGGACATCTGATGTCAACCAACTTACTAAGGAGCCTACCATGACAACGAAAGAATTTTCATTGACTGAAACAGCTGTTGAAACCCTTGCAACGATCGCATACGACAGTATCTGCTCGATGGTTATCGAGTACGTTCGACCAGCGCTTGGAATCGACGAGCTCTTCCTTCTTGACGAACGAAACGAGGAGACGCCTGAGTATGAGAACTACTTCAAGGTTCTCAACACCGAAGTCGAGCGTGTTGTCAAGAAGCTCGACTCCAAAATCACCGTTGAACCAAACTGAGGAGGCTATTATGAAAACACCAATGTCAGAGAAGACGCAGGAGATGAAAGATGCTATCGAGAGCCTCTTTCCTGGAACAGCGAAAGCGATTGCGGAACACAGGTGTCCTCTATGCAGCAATCCTATCGGAGGGTTCAGAGATCGTCTCTCCGAACGCGAATACGAAATCAGCGGCATGTGTCAGGGGTGCCAAGACCGAATATTTCGCGAGTAGTTGACTAACGTGAGTAGTGCAGTGCTTACCATTTGAAACCAAACCATCTGAAAAGGAATACCCAATGTCTACAACTTTGTTCACCGTTATCTTCGCAGCCAAACGTGAAACCAAAGGTGCAATGCTCTACGAAGAGCTTGGCATCAATGGTGACGCTATCAACGATTATCGTAAGTCGATGATCGGTGCGCTATATGTCCGCAAAAGTGCGTTTGCAGGCAAACCACCCGAACGCATTGCGGTTACTGTATCACACACGATACCAACAGTTTGAAACCGCATTTCAACCAACAAGTAAGGTGTTCTTCGGAGCACCTTATTCTGTTACCTAAATTGAATTTAATCGTCGCATTAACGAAGGACTCTTGATTTACCTCTTAAGATACATTATAATGAATGAGTTAATTGGAGCTCAGAATAACAAAGGGTAAGAGTTGGATAAGACGATGACACGGAGGCGCGTAGAAGACGTTACTAAGAACCCTCGTAACATGAAGGCAAAAACAAAGCTTCAAGTGAGGTACGACTCTAACGAGCACCGTCTTCAAAGTCAAGAACCGAGAATGAAGAAGACTGCTAAGCTCGTTCTTTCAGTCGATGAAATGTTAGAACGTCAAAGAGCGCTCAAAGCAGCGAAGAACGCTTCACCAACATCAGAAGAACCAACACCAAGGGAGCCGGAAGACGATGCTAACAGCTGATCCAAAGTTTCGACCAATGCTTGCTGCAACAGTTTGTGACAGCGATGACAACACTGATCTGGAGAAAGCTTTTCGTCCTTCTCGTTACGGTGATAGCATTACTCCACTCTACTTGTCACCAAAGTATGATGGTATCAGAGTGCTGTGTCATCCGACAAAGGGTCCAGTAACACGTTCTTTGAAGCCCGTTAACAACGAGTTTATCCGTTGGATTCTCGGACACTCTGCAGGAAAGTATCTCGATGGCGAGATTCTCGTGGGCGAACCAACTGCGGCGGATGTCTTTAGCATTACTCAATCGGCAGTAATGACTCATCACCCTTTTGACTACATTACATCCTTTACCTACGTAGCTTTCGATAGTTTTATTATGCCAGACGATCTTTATGCCCTCCGACTACAATCTGCTAAAAGGTTTGTTGACCAATTGAGAGATGAAATCGAAGTGCGGGGTTACAGCAATTATGTAAATGTTATTGCCATCAACAGTCCTTGGGTAACAACTGTTGATGAGGTGTTAGAGTACGAGGAGAAGTGTCTCTCGATGGGTTATGAAGGAATTATGATCCGACGATCATTCGATCGTTACAAGTACGGCCGTTCAACATTGAAAGAGCTTTACCTTGGTAAGATTAAGCGAATGACTGATGCTGAGGGTGAAATCATTGGTGTGATTGAACTCATGCATAACAACAACAAGCAAGAATTGAACAATTTTGGGCTCGCCAAACGGGCAACAAATCAGGAAAACCTTGTTCCAGGCGGCACTCTTGGAGCTCTAAAAGTAAGGGTACTTACTGGTCCATTCGAAGGTTGTGAAGTCGATATTGGTTCGGGGTTCGACTCTTCAACACGCAGCAAATTCTGGTTATCGGACATGATTGGGAGAGTTGTGACCTTCAAGTACCAACAGCACGGCTCCAAAGATGCACCACGCTTTCCAATCTTCAAAGGATTACGTCACGACTAGAGTCAACCTGAAACAATGAAAGATCATCGAGTGCCAGTTACAGTAGGAGGCCACTTCCGCAAGATGGATGATATCATCTTGGACGTTATTCATCTTGCGGAACTTAAATTGTCACAATCGATGTCAACGACACAAATTGCGATAATTCTTGGAATGGGTAGGAGTACTTACTACCGTCTGAGAAACATTGAGGAAAAACGTAAGTACGGCTATAAACTCCCGAGGATCAACTATGAACACAACCCAAAACGACCCAAATCCAAACCCAAGTCTTCCGAATGATCCTGAAACAGAGGAGATGGAGGACCCAAAGTTTGTCGTTCCCAACTTCGGGAACGCAACACCCCTTTTCCTCACGGACGAGCTTGGGAAGATCAAGAACCGTTTGAAGGCTTTGAAAAAGTATGAAGGCCTTTACACAGCAGCCTTACTGGCAAAGCTTCCCAAAGTGCATTCCGAAGATGTTGCCCCGTTCGGAGAGTTCTCCTGGCCCGAAGCGAAGTTCAAAGTCATTGTCGAACCTTACGGTTCGATGGTACTTGACCAAGAGAGGGTGAAAGGTGAGATGGGTCTCGAATGGTGGGCAGACCATCTTAAAGCTACCGAAGGCAAAGGCTTCAAAGTGTCTGTGAAAGCCAACAAGTAGACAAGCAACAGGCGATGACAGCGACACGATCATTGTTGATTGGGATTGTCTGCGGGCTAGTGTTCGTCGATAGCGGTCCCTTTTTCGCGATGTTCGTTGCGGGCTCCATAACGGCAGCTTTGACGCTGTTTATAGATGGAAAAGGTAGCCAATGACTGCTAGTTGGAACATTTGGCTTGAAAGACTACTGCAACTCTACATTGATGGTGTAGCTGTTACATTTTACGGGGGAATATGGGTAGTTCATCTTGGACTAAGGGATATCAAGCGCGGTGTTACAGCATTCAAGATTGCAATATTCGCCTATTTCGGGTTATTTCTGAGTAGTTTGGTATGGCCTATAGGCGTCCCAATGCTCATTTATAGTGATTACAAACGTCGTGCTAAACAACATGAAGGGTTAAACAATGACTGATTCAAACACAAATGCAACTCAGGACAATCGCTATAGAGTCAATCGTGGTGATATGTCTTACGATCACATCGGCAAAGACGAGATCCGTGAGAGGATTATCCACACATTGTCTGTGTATCCCAAACTCAACCCGACAATGCTTGGAATGGGTATTGGACCTTACATTCCTTCGAGATTGTGGAACCCTGTTCTTGAGGAACTCATCAAGGCTGATGTTGTATCTCGTGAGTTTATCAACATCGAATCTGTCGGTCATCGCAACAAGCTGTACACCATCTTGTCTCTGACTCCTGCAAAGTTTGTCGAAGACGGAAGTACGGACGTAACAGGTACTCAAATACTACCCAGCTCCTTCTGAGCCCTGGTTACGAGCCCAAGTTACGAGCTAGTTGGCCAGTTGACAAAGTGGACGGGGTTGAATGTCGACGACAGAGCAAATTTCGCTAATTGAATCAGACCTGAAGAAGTCTGGCCTCGAGATCCAAGACATGAGGGCTCGATTTCTAGAGAGTCCCGAGCGTGCTTCCTGTAACATACCTCCAGCAATTGAAGGCTATGTAATCCCTTACTTTGATTTGCATGGGCAACCAATTCCGTATTTCAGAGCAAAGCTATTTGACTACAAGCCTAAATATAAACAAGTCAAGAACTCTCCCAATCATGTTTACTTCCCACTTAACTTTCTAGCAAGCTTCGTAGCGCTACCCAAAGACGGGAAGTACATTGTTATTACCGAAGGTGAGAAGAAAGCTGCATGCGCATGTAAGATTGGAATCCCGACAATCGCGTTTGGCGGTGTGGATTCTTGGCAAAACAAACTCATTACAATTCCGGGCGATGCTGAGATCACTTCTAACCAACTAAGTGGTGACCGCAAAACACTTAACATTAGGGTACCAGACAACGCTCATGATCGCGAGTCTTTCGATGCTTCACCCCTTGCAAGAGGATTCCAAGAGCTGCTAGACTTTGCAATGACTTTCAAAGCTACTTTCATCATCACATATGACTCCGACAGAGCTATTGGAGTCAAGCCTGAAGTACAACGCGCTGCTAGTAGGCTTGCGTATGAGCTCCGCTTTAGGGGCTTCAAGATCCACCAAATCAGACAGCTCGTACTTCCACCAATCGAAGGTCTAGACAAATCATCAATCGATGACTACATCACGTATATACCACAGGGATCTGTAGCATTCCACAACCTGATTAAAGTAGTGATGGAGAAGCGTAAGGCATTCCCACGTAATCCGAACGTAAGAGAGTTTGTCAACAAGAAGCTCCAGAACACAAGACTCACGCGTAAGGATATGCAAGCCCTGTCATTAGCAGTGATTTCAGAGCTTGATGCCAAGGGTCAACGTATGTTTTCTGTCGATGCGGGACAAATGTACTACTTCGACAATGATGTTAACAAGCTAATGAAGGCTCCTGTAAACATTGCAACACGTGAACAGCTCCAGGAGACTATATTCGGTAAGTTGCTTTATAACGACTTCGGAATCTCGCCTTCGGCGGATGCCCGCCTGATGCAATGGATAGGCGCGCAGTTCGCAGCAGAAGATCCTATCGATAATGTTACACCACACAGAGTTTTTGCTCGTGACAAATTCGAAGACGACTTCGTTAACTACCAGATCAATGACAGCCAGTTCGTCAAGGTTTCAAAGGACGGTTTAGAAGTGTTCGATAACGGTTCTGAAGGGATCTTGTTCGAGTCTGAAGTTGTAAGCCCTCTAGATGCTTCTGAACTGCTAGCTGAGTATGAGCGTATCTCTAAATTGTGGCATAATAAGCCCGTACCAAATCAGTGGGCTGAGGTTTTGCGAGAAGTCCGTCTAAAAGACCATGGGAACTCTGCAATCCTCAACTCACTGTTATACTACATTTCGCCTTGGCTATTCAGATGGCGTGGTACCCAACTACCTGTAGAGCTTATTATAGGTGAGTCGGGTTCTGGTAAATCAACCTTGATGGAGTTGAGGCTCGATATTCTTACAGGCATAGCTACTCTACGCAATGCACCACAGGACTTAAAGGATTGGCATGCCAGCGTTGTAAACACCGGTGGTCTACATGTCACAGATAATGTCCAGCTAATTGACAAACAAATGCAGCAAAGATTGTCAGACGAGATCTGTCGTTTAATTACTGAACCAGACCCGCATGTTGAAATGCGTAAATATTATACCAACACAGACCTCATTCAGATCCCAGTGAACGCCGTCTTTGCATTTACGGCGATCAAGCAACCATTTATCAATGCTGACTTGCTCCAACGTGCCATCATCTTGGACTTTGACAAAGCTCCTTCATCTTTTCTTCAAGCCCAAACCCAAACCCAAGCTAACATCAATGGTTTCGATCTTGGTCAAAGTCAGATCACCTATGACTCCCGATGGCGCTTTAGGCAGCTGGAGAAGTTTGGTGGACGCATTGGGTGGATGGCACATCACCTATATGTGTTGGAACGCTTTTTCAAAGCTGCAGACACTATGTGGAGCACAACTTATAGAGCCACGCATCGTCTGATCAACCTTGAACAGATCCTCATGATTGTTGGCCAAAGCGTATTTGGTATCGACACATCGTGGATCCCTCAACACCTTGTTACTACCACAAACGCACATGTAACCGAAGCTGATTGGGCGTTCGAGGGGATAAGAGCATACGTTGAGGCTGCTTCAACACCTTACAAGAGGATAGTCGACATCCCCGAGTTCACCGCTGCTGATATTGCATCGTGGGCTTCAACAGAAGATGACTACAAAGAGTGTATTCAACTTGTTAACGCTCGTAGGCTTGGGAGATACATGCAGATGCACAAACACATGATAGCATCTGTTGCGGGGATCCACGAAGCTCGAAAATACGCCAACAGACAAATGTACATTATCAGATCCACCAAGGCTACACAACCGACTTCACAGTGATAACAGGAGGCTTAGAATTAGCATGGCACGTATTTACTTAGCGTCGTCGTGGAAGAATGTCGATGCAATCGCGAAGACCGTTAGTGCTCTTCGTGACGATAACCACCAAGTTTATGATTTTACCAATCCTAACTCTGGCCCATGGCAAGTCGATGGATTCAAATGGCAACAGATCTCTAAGGATTACAAGGAATGGACATTCAAGGAATACACAAGAACTCTCTACACTAACCCAGAAGTCCGAAGCGCATATCTGCGAGACAAAGCAGCTCTTGACTGGTGTGATTACTGCATTCTTCAGATGCCTGGAGGACGTTCAGCACACCTCGAGCTTGGGTATTGCTCTGGCCGAGGTAAGAAAACGATTATATACTATCCGACAGATATATCCCTCGATGACTATGACTTGATGTACCTAATGTGTGACGCCCTAATCTGCACCCAACATCAACTGGTCAACTACCTACAGGCGGAGAAGCGATAACGACAGCAGCAAAAAATCTTTGTGTCGACCACAAAATAATCGTTGAGGGTTCTCGAGTGATGCTATATATTATATCTTGTATAACGAATCCACACCATACCTTGGTTGGAGGAGTTACTTGATCAACAATGGAGGTTATTATGGCAAAATCGCCACGTGACGAATCAAATACCGCATCTGGAACCGAACCCGCAACGCCGGCCACTCCTGCAACTCCCTCGACTGGAGCTACTCCTGTGGTGCCAACGACTGGAGCTTCATCTGACGAGCGTTTCAAGCTTCTGACGGTGAAATATTCGGATGGAACGACGAAGCAGGAGAAGCGCATCGACTACATTCGGCGCCGTTGGGCTGAGAAAGCTTCTAGGTCCCAAATTACCAAGGAAGTCTCCGAGTTCGCGGGCAAGAAAGTTCCTTATCAGATCATCTTCGCTGCGACCAAGGGTGTTCCCGGTGGTCCCGACAAAGCGCCGGCCGCCGCAGTTGCGCCCGTAGCTCCTCCGAATCCCGCCGGCGGCGTTACGACATAACTGAACCAAACTGGAACTGAATACTTCCAGCGCGACTCGCGGCGTGACTGGTTGTAGAGGCGGGTTACTGTCAAAGGTAATCCGCCTTTTTTACATTAACAAACCAGGTAATAAGGTCAACCAACGTGGACTTCGAAGGACTTCTCAAAGCTTTCCAAAAGCCAGATGTTATTGCACGTCTACCCCTTTCAATTACAGCGCTTGATCCAGGCGAAACTACAGGTGCATGTGCTATGGGTAGAGATGCAATGACATTAGATTCGATTCCGAATCTTAAACATGCTGGACACCTCGATACTGATGATATGGACAAAGCGGTCAAAGCACTAACAGAGTACTTCGATGTCTTCACACCACAAGTTGTCGTAATAGAGGACTACAGGATATACGCGTGGAAAGCTGATGACCATAAGTGGAGTGGTTTACACACACCAAGAGTCATCGGCTGCATCGAAACACTGTGTATTCAACGAGGCATAGTATATGTCAAACAAACTGCTCAAGTTGCTAAAGGGTTCTGTACCGACAAGAAGCTTCAAGAGTGGGGCTGGTACTTTCCGAGTATACGGCATGGACGTGATGCCATACGTCATGCTGTTTTCTACCTGCTCTTCAACCACTTCAAACCAGGACACTCTCCACACTTCCCAGGAGTCAAAGAAGAGTTATAGCAATGACAACACCAAGATCAAGAGTCGACCATAATTTTGACTCTTGATTGACTCCTATTTTTGCTATAATATAATCATATAGGCAATCTAAAACAACTAGCGAGCAACCAACATGAAATACCGTATCCACTGCACTCTCAACGTTCCAGACTTCACTCCCACACTCGAACAGGTGAAATCGTTTGTCAACGAAGCTCTCAGCTCTTGGGGAGGTTCTCTTGAACCTCCAAGAGAAGAGAACGGCTGGAAAGGCGATCCACTGTTTGGACCCAACAAAGTTACCAACATTACGGTGCGAAGCCACGAGAGGTAGTCATGGTTTACCTCAAAGCTTTCTTTATGGGTTTCATCTGGGGATGCGGATTCCTTATTGGGCTCTACATCCTCGTGCTCATACTCCCTCTATAAGGAGCTGGCAATGCCAGAAACACCAGAACAATTTGAAAGACGCCTCAAACGGTGGCGACATAACGGCTTCTTCGGTGCAGTAGCGATGGCACAAGCGAATATGCGCGCTATAATAAACGCTTCGACTACAACACTTCGTACAAAGGAAGTTGCAGTTACAATTGAAGAGATGTTGATTGACCTTCAAGAGCAGCTTAAAATACGTGTTGACAAATGAAACAACCACCAAAGCAAACTAAGGTTTATGTAGGAGCCAAGATTGGCTTCTTTACTGTGATCCAATCTGTGTATACACCTGCATGCGAGACCAAACGCTGGCGCGTCGAGTGTATATGCGGTACACGAGAGACTCTGCGCCAGAATTACCTTACTCGTCCAAACCCTAAAACATCATGCGGTTGCCAACGTAGATCCAATAGGACAACATTCAAACGTGAATATGGTATCTGGTGTATGATGCAAGTCCGTACTTCGAATCCTAAACACGTCTCATGGAAGGACTATGGAGGACGAGGAATCAGAGTGGATCCTGAATGGCTTGACTCCACAGCCGATGAAGCCCTTCCCTACGACGGCTTTGAACGTTTTCTCTCCGATATGGGTCCAGCACCTTCAAAGAAACACACGCTCGATCGAAAGGATCCAGATAGTAATTATGGCCCAGGAAAGTGTCGCTGGGCTACAATGAAAGAACAAGCACGTAACAAACGTTCAGACAAGAAGCGTCATGAGCTTAGGCACCCAAAAAACTGCTGCGGATGATGAGGCCGCGCATTAAACGGAGTCGTGGGACCGTATAAACCTTGCAGCTTAAATCAAGAAGGACAACCAAATGACAAGTTTACACCCTCAGTCGCAGTATTACCTCCACGACAATGGAGAGTTGATCTACAAACCGCATGGTGGTGTAGACAGCTCGAGCCCCTTTGTACGAGGTGTATGGAGTGCTTGGAGTTTCCAACAGTCGGCGTTCCATTTCTTGAAGTTTCTCCTTCAAGCCAAGTGTTTGGGTGCTTCGGCTTCGGAGATTCGACGGCTTCACGACTTTAACAACCTCTCGATATACATCATATGTGCTGCGTTTCTCCTCGATCTTGAAACCCATGATGAAATGGTTGAAAGGCAACCCGAGCGTTTACAGAAGCGTAGTCAGCTTGCTACAGGAGATGGAGGACAAAATGAACCTAGTTAAGCGTAGATCGAAGAAGGATACCCTGTATCGTTTGTCACCGATCACAGATGGTTGGACTGTATACAAGATGGATGAGGATTATGATGTCCTCCAGACTTACACTATCTCACCATTACCTTCGAGAGGTGGTGAACAGAACTTTATCTGTTCTTGTCCAGCGCGTGTATATCCCTGTAAGCATGTCAAGATCTTGAAGAGGATGTTTGCTAACAACACCTCTTTCTATATGCTCTACAGTCTCAACAAGGATGAGTTCTATGCACCGCTAGGAAGCTCTGATCATGACTGCTAGTTACGAATGTATGTACCCATCAGGCTTTTACGAGAAGCTGGAGAACCCATTTGGGTTAGCTGTTTTGGACTGGTGTAACTATTACAATCGGGGCTTAATAATTACACGCATTAATGTACCTACCCCACATCGTAGTAAAGGGATTGGTAGCAAGTTGCTTAAGCAAGCTATCGGATATGCAGACATACATAAGATCGTGCTGTTTCTTGAGATTTACTCTTCTGGACCTCTTACAAGGGAGCAACTCATTGAATGGTATACTCGCTATGGTTTCTTACCTGGAGAAGTAATGGTTCGCGCACCAATAAAAATTAGCGTCGACACTAATTTTGCCTCTTGAGGGTTTTCTTGAAATCAGCTATAATGTTCATAATAGAAAGTGTGTATTGTACAGTGTACGAAATCAACCAGTATCAACCAGTGAAGGATTCAACCAATGAGAAAATTTTGTGTTATAGCTGATAAGTCAAGCTCCTGTACCGTCACACGAACTTGGTTCGATGAACAGCACAAAGCCGAGATGCATGCACACAGCTTGATTCGAAACCAGATATGTTCGAATCCGAGCAAGAGTGTAACGCTCTTCGTCGTCGAAGTCAAAGCGGTATGTGCAACCTTACAACCCCAAGTCAGTACCTACTCACCCGAAGAATTTTTCCAGTCTCGTGGTGATCTGCATCAGTGTTGACGAACACATGCTCGATCGCCACAGCTGGGTCGAATGTACAGGGAAGGCAGAGGCTCTTGCCTCACAGATCGAGAGTGTCCCGTTCCTTGTGGGGTGACGACAAGGAGTAGCAAAGGTAACTACGTTAACCTTGCTCTGGGGGTAGATGAGCCATAACGAGCGATCTACCCCCAGAGGTCAATTAACAAACCAACGGAGTTACACAGTGGCAACCAACGAAGACAACACCAACACTAGCACTAAGACTCAGGCGGAGCTCTTGAATGAGCTTGTTGATCACCACGACTTCGAGCGAAAACATCTTGTCAATGCGCTGACTGAAATCCAAAAGATGTCGGAAGCTCTTGACAAGACTTTTGACGATTTTCGAAACTGGGTTGACGAGCACGAATCTACAACGAGAAGTTACCTTGCGAGAGCAAAGGAGATTACCGAACAGCAACTACAGAGATTGACTAGTGAAAAGCCCCCGTTTGGACCGGAGGAGAATAGCTAGTCAAAGGGTGATGTCGTTTAATTGAATAGGACATCCAGGACAGAGGGTTGTTGGTTGACTCTGCGTCGTGGAAGGTGTAGGCTGTAAGCGCCTACCATCACCTTCTTAAGTTTAACACTAGAGGAGCCTACTATGACTGCCGCACAAACCAAAGCCGCACGCCATAAGAATGTTGCAAAGTATGGCAAGCGAAACCAACGTTCTGTACAGGATGCTATCGAAGCTGAGCGTGCCAAAGCTGCTCGCGAAGCCAAGAAGTCCAAAATCAAAACCAAATGATCTGTGAAGTCAGGGTGAAACCGTGAGGGCGATAGTTTGCGGCGGACGGAACTTCCATGACTGGGTAGCGATCGAGAATTTCCTATCCAAACTTGAACTGACAGAAATCATCGAAGGCGGCGCTCATGGTGCAGATTACCACGCTGCTCAGTATGCACGAAAGCATGAAGACATTAAGTTGACTACTGTCAAAGCAAATTGGAACGCTTACGGAAAAACTGCGGGGCCAATACGGAACCAGGAAATGCTTGATATGAAACCAGACGTTATTATCGCATTTCCTGGTGGTCGTGGTACTGCTGATATGGTACGACGTGGAAAGGCCGCAGGAATTGAAGTTATTGAAGTCAGGGTTAAACCATGTCCAACATGAAAGTTCAATGTAGTGGTTGTGGTGGCGACTGCTCACAAGCCTACGCAACCTACCGGGGGTATCCTTATCACATCGGCTGTTTGCCTTCGAAGCCATCGAAGAAGAACTCTCCATACGGTGAATGGTGCCGTGATCCGGCTTTGTGCGCAGGCAAAGGTTATTGCCCACGTGATCCGAACTGTGGAGACTAAGACTAAGCTATGACTGACACTACAGACAAGCTGGCAGAGGCGCTGAAAAATCTCCGAGAGTTTTCTCCGCTGTTAACTATTTGGCAAGAACACACAATTGACGAAGCCCTCGCCGCCTATGCTCAGGCCAAAGCACAGCCAGAAGAGCCGGGCGAGTTCGATGAACTGGTGAAGGCTTTGACATGGTTTGCTGACAAGCGGCACAAGGGCGGGCAAACACTGGAAGCGATCCCTGGCCATGTTCTCAACAGCAAAGTCAAAGAGTTCTATCTGTGGAACTTCCTATACCTAGCCATCAACGCCATCACCACTCTGCAAGCAAGAGTGCGAGATGCGTTGACAGAAATTGAAACAATTGTAAAGCGCGAGCAAGAGACTGTTCAAACCGCGTTTGTCTTGCAAGCAAGAGTGCAAGAGGCGGTGATCATACTTGCTGGGTCTGACATAGCATCGCTTCCCAAAGACATGCCATTGTCTGACATAGCGACAGCACGCATGAAAGACTTGCGAGAGGCTGAGGCGCGAGCCAAGGCTGAGAACCTCGCCCGCATTGACAGTGCCGTGAAGGTGAATGCGCTCAATGTCGAAATTGCAAACATAGCGACAGTAAGAGCGCTTGAGGACGTGATAAACATAATCATGGCGTGTCCAGATCACTACGGGAAATTCCGCATCGCAGATGCTATCCGTACTCTACAAAAAAGGAGAGTGAAATGACTAAAGCCTTTATACTGTTCTATATCCTGGCAGGTGAACCTGTCATGATCAAAGATTATGACACACTTGAAGAGTGCACCGCCGCACTGGCTATCGTCAAGAGTTCTGCCGAAGCTAAAGAGTGGGCCTTGCACAGATGTCTTAAAAAAGAAGACTTCTTGTCTGCTGTTGACTTGGCTAGGTTACGTCTCTTTGAAATTTGGAGGCGTGAGGGTGGGGCGGAGAATTGATATGACTGTTAAGGAGTTTGTCACAAAATTTCTCGCACGTTGGCGCGGGGAAGTTGGTGGAGAACCAACTCCATTAGACTTCGCCCACAACATTCCGCCTAATGCCAGTGACAGCGATGCGATGGCTGCGATGGTTGAATTTATGGAAAGACAAGGCAAATGACAAAGACTGAAGTTCGCTCGTTCCTCAGGGGACGTAACCCTCCAGGTCTTAGCGGTGTATTTCTACCTGTTGAGTCTGAGAAAGGTAAGCGCCTCGAAGCTGCCAACAATGTTCTTGCCGAACAAGGACTGTGGTTGCATGCAACAAGAGGCTTTCGTCGTTTGAATCCTCGAACAACTGTAGCCGCAGAGATTACGGCAGCAATCAAAGATGGGCGCCACATTACCGTTACTCAGTGTGGGAAAGAAATAACCTTCGCAAGTAGGCACAAAGTCTTCAGCAAGAAAGCTTTTCGGCCTTTGAGGCGCTCAGTCAGGTAGGAAGAAGACTATCATGGGTGACATGGGAGACATATTTCGGGAGTGGAACGAAGCAAAGAAGGAAGCTAAGTCTAAACGGTTAGCCTCCTTCAACGCAGAGTACCGCGAGCTCTTTGAACACCTCGAAACACTTGAATTCCGTCAATGCTCTCCTTATCACTTCCAGCTCAAGATTGACGGAGAGCTTGTTAATTGGTGGCCATCAACTGGGAAGTGGTCATTCAAGAACCACATGTACTTCGGGACGCATAAAGATCTCCTCGGTTTTATCAAGAACCGTACCAAGTCTCTACTCGATAAACCGGAAATTGTCGGGAAGCAAGTTACTTCGGTGATCGTTGACGAAGATGATCCAACGCCACCCTGGGAAGATCCTCCAGATAGTCTTGTGTCGAACAATACCAATGATAACGATGACTACAAGGAGTATGACACCTGATGGTTAAAGTTGGAGACATTTGGTATCGCGTTGAACACATAAGGTATGCACCTCCATTAGATGAATGGGGTGAACCTGTTGGTTATGGACGTTCAGATCTTCGTCTATGCGAATTCGAGGTCATCAAGCTTACACCCAAGGGCGTGCGGATTAACAACCACAATCGATTCATTCTCAATACAGCAGCCAAACGATTTGCGTGTCCGACAAGACGTGAAGCCTACGAGTCCTTTTTAGCCCGAAGCAAGAAATACCTTCTGATATTGCAGGCTCGAGAGAAGCGTCTTTCACAAATGATGTCCCTCGCCTTGATACAAATGCACAAAGAAGAAAAGGATTTGACAACAGGTGTTACATGACTGAAGATCGAGAACGAGGTCAAGATCGGTATGAGAACCTCCCGGAGATTGGGGCAAGAGTTTTCAGGCTAGCTAAGAAGCACCAACAGAATGCGATTAGCTTCGGCTCCACACGAACACGCTGGATTCTTGATGCACCTACTGGGTCAGGTAAGACCCTCATTGGACTCTCTGCAATGGTGCATTACAAAGCGAAGCGCGTATTGATCATCTGTTCCAAGAACGCTATATACACATGGCGTAAAGAACTCCACAAGTGGTATCCCGAAATCGCAACACACGACGAAGTGTTGGTGTTTGAAGAGACAAAAGTTGTGCGAGAAGTAATGTGGAAGCGGGCTGCGGAGAAAGGAGACAAGTTCGTCTACATTATTACCTTCCAAAGTCTTCTGCGTGACATTGTATATGCAGAAAAAGCTGGCTTTGATTGTATTATTGTCGATGAGTGTCACAAGGTTCGAAACCGTAAAATAAAAACCTTTGAGGCTGTATTCGCTTTAGCACGCCCACGCTATAAGACGTCGACTGGAGGAGTATGGCCGAGACTAATAATGATGTCTGGTACGCTCTCTGGAAGAGGACCTCAAGATCTTTGGGGGTTCCTACACACTTTGGATCCCAAGTTCTTTTCCTCGTATTGGAAGTTTGTCTATATGTTTTGCATCGTTGAAGACAACTTCTTCGGTAAGGAGATTACAGGTGTCCAAAGAGTTGCAGAGCTTGCACAGCTTGTAAAGCCGTATATCTATCGGATCACTGAAGTTGAAGCGGGTCTTGAAAAAGTAGTTCGGCATGTAATACCTATCAAGATGTCAGATGCTGTGCAAAAAGCCTATGACAACCTCGTTGCTGATATGGTTCACTGGGTCGAGGACTCTATCATTCTCGCGCAAAACCAACTCGTCCTTACGATTCGACTGAGACAACTCTTAGTGTGTCCAGCAATCCTGTTTCCATCTCTTGGAATAGGAGAGATGCTTCCTTGGATCCTTGACAAAATTGCTGATGACGAAACTGGAGCGATGAGACACTGTATAATCTTTACTCCTTGGCTAGATGCGCTTAACCACTACGAGAAACACTTGCTGGCGAACGGTTTCACCAACGTATACATGCTTTATGGTGGAATGCCTAGCAAAGTGATGTCTGATATTGTGCGAGAGTGTAAAGAGACGCGTGGGATTATGTTGTGCTCGACATTGTATGCGCAGTCCTTCGAGTTGGAAACAATGAATACTGCGTTCATGGCTGGCTTCGATTGGGACTTCAACAACATGATGCAAGCTGAAGGCCGGATAAGAAGGTTGACTACTAAGGGGATATCTAATGCTTACTACATCAAGCATATGAATACGGTTGAAGAACATGTTGAGGAAATTCTTAACGGTAAATACTACAATGTCAGTGCGATGTTTAAGAACTTTGAAGAGTTTAGAATGTTCGTCCGACCAATATATTCCTCTTGAAAAGCACTTAATAATCCTTTATAATAGAAGCATTAGTTCAGTTTAGTATTGCTTACAAATGCAGCACAAAACAAAGTAAGGGCACCTAAGATGGCCGGATGGGGAGAAGACTTTGAAGACATTCTACCAGAGCGTGATCAGATCACTGAAGCAGCAAATGCAAAGGGCATCGAGGTTGGTGATGAGAACGCAACTACCGAGGATGAACTCCTTAATCCTGACATCAGCAAAACCATCAGAGCTGTCGTCCGTACATCAGACCGCATTCTATTTCGCCGCTGCCGAAGAAGGTGGGGCTGGCAATCACATCTTCGTTACAACCTTGGCCCCATCAGGAAAGCAGCCCCCTTGTGGTTGGGCTCGGGTGTGCATTTTGCCCTTGAAGACTTTCACTCAGTAAGACTCTACCCCACTGCTGCAGACGCTTTCAGAGCTTACGTTCAAGCTACTCTAAAGCAATCTCGCGGAATGAATCTTCCGGAAGACCTCGACGAGTCGATTGAACTTGGCGTTGGGATGATGGATTATTACGAGCTTTGGTTGCAAGCTCGAGACCCTTTAGAAACATATGTCCATGAGGGTAAACCACAAGTCGAGGTTAACTTCAAACTTACCCTTCCCTGGGAAGTTGGGAAGTATGGAATCGATGAAGTTGTCTACTCAGGTCAGATTGACCGTGTCGTCATTGACGAGTCGGGGTTTCTTTGGATTGTTGAGTATAAAACAGCCAAAGCAATCTCTACCACCCATTACCAAACGGACTCGCAAATTACTTCATACTGTTGGGCAGCATCCTGTATCTACGATCGTCCTATCGGTGGAGTTATTTACCAACAGCACCGAAAGACTCTTCCTAAGGAACCTCGAATCCTTGCGAACGGAACTATCTCAACAGCGGCTAACCAGATCACATCACACCGTGCGTACAGAGAAGTCCTTGGACGAGTTTATGGCGATGTCTCGAGAGCTCCAAACGCTAATGTGCGATATCTCAATGAGCTTGCATCGCTTGAGCAACCGCGTCACGATCCGTTTATTCGGCGCGATTACATCTACAGGAATGAATACTCCATCCAAGCTGAAGGCCAAAAGATTATGATGGAGATCGACGAGATGCTAAATCCCGAGCTTGGGCTTTATCCAAACCCAACAAGGAATTGTGCGTTCGATTGCCCATTCCTTAGTCCATGTGTATCTTTGGACGACGGTGGCGACTTTGAGTACGAGTTAGAACAGTCAACAATATCAAGAGAATTGGAGTACGACTCATGGCGGAAATATCTGGTACAGCCCCAACACCAACAGCTCCTTCTGGACAGCCAATCCAGCAGCAGCCCAACACTCTAGGAGCTAAGGTATCTGTGATGCCTAGCATCAATCCTACCAAGGCACCTACAGTTGTGGCTATCAAGGCTCCTGCCTTTATGATTACTACGCCTGTAAATCGCAACAGATATCTGAAGCTCTTGATTTATGGGCAGTATGGCTCTGGTAAGACAACACTTGCAGCAAGTGCTGTTGATGTTCCTGAGCTCAAAGATGTTCTTTTCGTCGACGCAGAGTCTGGTGATATGGCAATCGAAGACTCGCCGCGGATCAAGGGCTTTGCAGATATCAGTAGGATCCGAATTACCAATTTCATGCAAGTTGGTCACGTTCAAGAGTTCCTGAAGGCGCATTGTCGATACCGAGACAACAAGGATATGGAGTCCTTGAAAAGGTTGGAATCAATGTTTACCGGTGTTCCGGTCGACGAAATCGAGACACCAAAGATATATCGTACTGTCATTATCGACTCCTTGACAGAAGTTGACCAGTACAGTATGTATTCACTTCTGAACATTACTGCAGATACCAAGATTGTCGACAATGATCTTGATGTTGCACAATTCGCCGAGTATCGTAAGAACAACCAGATGATGCAGCTCTTATCGAGAGCTTATCGTGACCTCCCAATGAATGTCATCATGGTGTGTTCAAGTTTCTACACCCAGGATGAGTTGAAGAAATTTCACTATGGTCCGAAGCTCACTGGACAACTCTCGGGTCAAATTCAAGGTTTCGTCGACATCGTTGGATTCTTGATGGTTGCTAAGATGACTGAAGGTGCACCGGATGCACGACGTCGTCTTTACGTCCAACCAATTGGAAACTTTGACGCTAAGAACCGAAAGGCGGCATTCAAAGGGGCTTTTTTCGACGACCCAACGATGGGTTCTATAATGGAGGCGCTCAAACCAAAACAGTAGTGTAGTGCATTCAAGTCTCGAGTTCAAGTTCAAATTGCAAACCCAACAAGGAGAAATAGTACAATGACTATCATGAACGATGGAGATCCTGAAACGGCATCTGGCGGTGAATTCGAAACGCAGGGTATTGGAATCTCGCAGGAAGACGAAGGTCTTGTTGTCGACCTTACCGACGTCAAGGAAATGTCATGGGAAAATATTCCCAAAGGAATCTACGACGCTGTCATCGACGAATGCAAGTACGAGATCAGCAAGAATTCTTCCAAGCCGATGTGGTCGATGCGATTTGCGGTCGTCGAAGGTGAATTTGCCAACCGCAAACAGTTCACATATGTTTCGTTCTCGGAGAAAGCTCTCGGCGGCACAAAGCGCCAGATCAAGCAGTTCGCTCCTGAACTTCTCGCCGGCCCATTCAATGCGAAGAAGATTGCCGACGAAGGTTATCTTATTGGCAAGCCGGTTCGTATCAAAGTCGATATCGAACCCTACAAGCCAGAAGGACAACCTGTTCAGATGCGCAATCGCGTGAAGGATATCATGGCGCCTCGTGGTGGAGTATCCGGCGGCGATGGCTTCCTCCCTGGCTAATAAGCTCGCCGAGAGGGGGTGGCTTTCTCTTAACGAGCTCGTAAAGTACCTTCGTGCAGATTTCCCGGAACGATATGTTTCATACCCCACAGCTCTAGCAATGGTTCGTGAGAACAAAATTCGGGCATTCACTGTCGGATGTACTTATCGGATTCATAGAGAGGAAGTCACCCGCTTTATCGCTGATGGAAACTGGGATCCTTCGAAGTATCCAACTTCAGCCCCAATCTCCACAGTGTCTACATCTGTGCCGAATTTGGAATCAGACCAACCACAATCACAACATCTTCTTAGACCGCAGCTCAGATTAGTTAGAACTGCGAACTTACCAGATGAGCTACCCGACCCAAAGGAGTCAGAAACATGAACATTTACAAAGTTAGCGATGAAGAAGTTGTAGCTGACCAAGTCGAGAAGATTTTCGTCTTTGATGAACTTCCACGTTCGAAAGCATTCGTGCTTCTTTCAGGTGGCCTCGACTCCACTACGTGCCTTTACAAAGCTATCGATGACTATGCACCTGACGCTACGAACGTGATTGCAATTGAACGTTGCAAAGCTCTGTCTCTAGTAAATTGGGTCGAGGCTGTATCAATTGACTACGGCCAAAGGCACAAAAAGGAGATTGAATATGCTGCCCGAACCTGCATTCAATTGGGGATCAAACATACTATTCTCGACGTTGGAAAGCTTCTGTCTGGAGAGTCCGTTATGCTCTCCGCAGAAAGTATCGGAAATGTTGAGGTTCCCAACATTTCCTACAATGATATCAAGGGAGTGTCACCAACATATGTACCATTTCGTAACGGTACCTTACTCTCTGCAATCACAGCTCATGCACAGAAGTGGGTGAACAAACAATTCAAAGAGCTTGAAGATGTGCACGGTGAGTCTACTCACGATCCAGATATGGATAGTGTTCATGCTGGGATCTACTTTGGAGCCCACTCCGAAGATGCACGTGGTTGGGCATACCCCGATTGCACACCAGAGTTCATTGGCGCCATGGCAAACGCTATATACATTGGCACTTACAGAGCAGTACGTTTACACACACCGCTTCAGTGGTTGATGAAGTCTGAAGTTGTCGAGCTTGGCGCCAAACATCGCGTTCCTTTCGAAAACACTTGGTCTTGTTACAAAGGTGAGGAGCTACATTGTGGTGTCTGTCCTACTTGTCGCTCCCGTAAAGAAGCCTTCAAAATAGCAGGCATCATGGACTTGACAAAGTATGCTGATATCCCAATAAGGCGTCCTTGACACTCACGAGCCAGTAAACTAATGAGTTGGTGAGACTGTGAACTAGTGAACCAGGAGAGCCTTATGGAAAAGTTTCCGCTTGAACAAACTGATGCCAACAAAGTTTTGCGTATTGGACGGTTTGAATCTACCAAGACATATAACCACTCTGTGGGGCTCTCTTGTTGCTTTCGTCAGTGGCGTGCAGAGTCTCACTGTAGGTTCTTACACGGCTATGCGTTGAAAGTCCACTTTACGTTTGAGGCATCAACTCTCGACGCCCGTAATTGGGTTGTAGACTTCGGATCCCTCAAGAGCCTTCGCGGCTGGCTCGAAAGTACTTTCGACCATACAACCTTAGTCGCATCTGACGATCCCATGATTGACAAGTTCTATCAGATGCAACGCGACGGCCTTATCCTGATGCGTATTGTTCCCGCTTGTGGGTGCGAAGCAATGGCTTACATGATCTATCAGTATACTGAAAGCTGGATTTCTGATAACGGCTACAATGGTGTCTTACTTCGCAAAGTTACCGTTGCTGAACATGAAGGCAACTCTGCATCCTATTTTGTCCAAGATCCTTATCCTGAATACGCTCAAACACGACAAACGCAACAAACGCAACAAACTTGAGGAACCCAAACAAATGTCTAACACTGACGCTAACGCTGACCCGCATATTTACAAGACAACAATCGACGAAGTAAACGAGTCGGTAGTTGCAGAAGGTCAGCGTTCAGATACAGAGTCAGCACTAATCAAACCCGACAAGGTTAAGAAAGTCCCTGTAATGGAGATCTTTGGACCGACAATCCAGGGTGAAGGTTTCGTCGCTGGAACACAGACACATTTCATTCGTTTCGGGTTGTGTGATTATCGATGCACAATGTGTGACTCGCTTCATGCTGTTGACCCCCGATATGTGAAAGCTAACGCTAAGTGGATGGAGTCTACTGAAATACTCTCAGCAGTTGCTGATCTCCCTTTTGTACCTTGGATAACACTCTCTGGCGGTAACCCGGCTATCCATGATCTTGGCTTTCTCGTTCGAGGTCTCCAGACGATGGAGTTCAAAGTCGCGGTCGAAACGCAGGGTACACTTTCACCAAGCTGGATAAATATGCTTGACGCGATTACCATCAGTCCAAAGCCTCCTGGGATGGGAGAGAAGTTCGAGCGAGACAAGTTTGTTGACGCATGCCACAAATTTGCACATCATCCTGGTTTCAATATTAAGATCCCAGTTTTTTCTGCACAGGATCTTGAATTCGCAGCAATGATCGCAGACATTGTAACACTCTTTATCCATCCCCTACAACAGGAGGGGAGAATGTTTCTGTCGCTTGGAAATCCTTACCCACCAACACTTGATGGTAAGACAGGCTCTGGAATAGCTCTTGGTATTACAGGACAAGAACCAAAGAACACTGCAGAACTAACCCAGACACTCATGGAGTGTTTCGAGTTGACAGCGCAAGACATCTTTCAGCATCCCGGACTCAAGGTGTATCGTTTCCTTCCGCAGCTTCACGTTCTCGTTTGGGGTAATGCTCGTGGTAAGTAGGTGTGAGTAAGTAGGTAAGAATGCGTCTGTGACGGAATATCATTTGGACTCTTGATTTCATCCATGTGATATTCTATAATAAAAATTGGAATAATTCAAATCAAAGATCGGGACGACAACCATGGCTTTCTTTGCACCTGTATGCCCACCAAGAATCTATTCCGAACTCAAGAAGGATCCAAGACTATTCGGGAGTTACTTTTTACTTCTCGCGCATGATGTAATCAAGAGTGAAGAGAGCCGACATGAGTATCACGAACTCTTTGCGAGGCGTGTTAACGGTTTCGTCCACATGGATAACTCTGTCGTTGAACTCGGTGATTCAGTGACGATGGATATGCTGTTTGAAGCAGCCAGTGTTGTACGCGCCGACACAATTGCATTACCCGATGTATACAAGAAGAGTGCTGAAACAGTCGAGTCAACATTCAAGGGGTACGAAGAATTTCAACGTCTCAGCAAGAAGTACAGTACTTCAGTTGAGCCTCTTATAATTCCACAAGGTGAGACATGGATCGACTGGCTTCGGTGTCTTGAGGTTCTCGCAATGAATCTTCCAGACATCACTTGGGTAGGACTCCCGCGGAACATTACAGGACGTATCGCACCTTCAAGACTTGACGCAATTCAAGCAACATGGATGCTCTTACCCAAAGCGAGAATCCATCTAATGGGTTTTAGCGACAACCCCTTTGACGATCTAAGATGTTGTTTTGTACCAGGCGTGATCGGGATCGACAGTGCTGTACCATTAAGATCCAAAACTCTCTTTATGATCTCTAACGATGCTGGATCGCGTGGTGACTGGTGGGAGACAGGAAACTACACACAACAAACTGCAGCTAACATTGTCAGAGTTCGCAACATGATAGGCGATAATTCAGGTTATCCAAGTGACTTCAAATTTGAAGTAGTAACACCATCTATTGCAGAACTCTTTGCTGAGAGACCGCTTGGTAAGAAAATGAACTGAGCTGAGCTATCCGATGACTAGCTGTACTAAATGCATTTTCGGTGGGCTTAAAGTTCACGGCAGGGGGCCAAAAGACTCTCCACTAGTAATTGTCGGTGAAGCTCCGGGAGCTATTGAATTATACAAGCAACAACCATTTGTCGGACCATCAGGGAAAGTAATTGACGAAGCTTTGAAAGTAGCTTGGGACAATCTGAACATCGCGCCGAGCGATCGTGTTGAACCTTACTTCTGCAATGCTCTTGAATGCTTTCCGAGAAACAAAGATGAGGACAAGCTCAAGACTGCTTGCCTCAATTGCAGACCGCGATTGTTTGCAGAGATTGAAGCGTACCCAAGATCATTAGTAATAGGTTTAGGCAATGCTGCTCTGTGGTCTATTACAGGCAACTTGGGGCTTAAAATTACACGAGTACGAGGCACTCATTATCGAGCGCTCTTACAGGGGACATCTACTAGTGGCTTCTTTCCTACTGTACACCCAGCATATCTTCTAAGGGGAACTGGAAGCTACAAACAATTCCGTGAAGACATTCAACAGGCTATTTCTTGTGTAATCAATGATAGAGAGATCCCGCAAAGTGAAGTCCCGATCAAGACTACCACAATGCAAGAAGAGATGGCGGAGATTGCAGCTGCAGCGAATCAAAAGCTCGAACTAGCAGAAAAGAGATTTCTAGGTAATACAATTAACGCACCTATCGAAATTATTGACTCGTGGGATAAAGCACATAAGCTTCGTCAAAAGATGTTCTCTCTTCGAACGGGAACGGTAGTTGGAAGCGATATTGAAACGGCTTCATTCAGCCATCGAGCAGACAACAAAGTTGTTGGTCAGTACAACTCTAACGGTATTCTTTGCTTCGGTTTGTATTGGGGAGAGACATGTTACATTGTAGAGCAAGACTTCTATGGGAACTATCTCTTCCCTGAGCACCTCAAGTATGTTTGGCACAATGGTAAGTTTGACATTAAGTTCTTCTGGCATCGTGGTATTATGGATGCCCGTGTTGATGAAGATACTATGCTTATGTCATATGGCCTTAACGAACGGAGGGGGATTCACGACTTGGATCAAGTTGCTTCCGATCGTCTTGGTACTCCTAAACACAAGGATATGCTTGAAACACACCTCCCAAAAGTGAAAAGCGTTGTTATCAAGGAGGACTGGGAAGAAGAGGATGATGAGGAAGAACTAGAAGCAGGTCTCAAGATCGGAGTGAAAAAGAAAGCAACGAAAAAGAAGGAACCCACTTCTTATGCATACATTCCAAAGGAGATACTCTATCCGTATCTGATGTATGATGTTGTCAAGACTTGGCATCTGCATAACATTCTCCGACCTCTTGTGAAGGCTGACAAAGATACCGAGAAGCTCTACACTCGATTGTTTATTCCAGCCACAGAATACCTTGCAGAGATTGAACTTGAGGGTATCGATCTCGATCGTGAATGGACGATTGGCAATTTGAAGCGTCTCAGGAAAGAAGCAAAACCTTTTCTGTCCGAGATGGATAGAATAGCAAAGGAAACCATGGGTTACGGCGTTAACCCACGCTCACCCAAACAACTTCAAGAACTCCTCTACGGAAGACTCAAGCTTGGACCCATCGGGCAATCAACGAATGTTGACACTCTTGAGAAGCTACCTGCTCATCCATTCGTTACTAACCTCCTTAAATACCGCAAAATCCAAAAGCTTGAGTCTACGTATGTAAAACCTCTCCTAAAGATAGTTGGTGCTGGAGATAATGGAAGAGTTCACACCACATACAAGATCCCTGGAACTGTTACAGGGCGTCTAGCATCTTCTGATCCAAATGTCCAAAACGTCCCACGACTACCTTGGATTCGTGGACAATATAGAGCTCCAAAGGGATTCATCTACATCGAACCTGATTTGAATCAGGCAGAGTTAAGATCTCTCGCATGCATGTCTGGTGATGAAGAGCTCTGCAGGATCTATAATACTGAAGGGCTATCACTTCACGATGAAGTCCGTGCAACAATCTTTGGATACTACACCGATTGGTCTCCAGAGCTCTACGACAAATACGTCGAACAATTCAATGCATATAGTGATGACACAGAAAAGTCCAAGGAGCGTGTACTAGGTGAACAGAAGATGATTGCCAAGAATGTTAACTTTGGGATCGTCTATGGTATCACAGCTTTCGGTCTTGCTGAACAAATCGAGCAACCCGTTGCAGCGGCCGAGCAATATATCGGAGCCTGGTTCAAACGCTTTCCGAAAGCCAAGGCTTTTATCAATATGTGTATGGAAGCTGCTCGTACCGGGAAGACAATTACCACTGTGTATGGGCGAAAGAAACGCCCCAATCTGATCACATACGAGAAGGTTCGTGACTTGCAGAACGAATATGCTAACTTCCCACACCAATCAACAGCGTCCGATATCGTGTTAGATACAGGTATTCGGGTTCGTAAGCGTTTGAAGAAGGACTTCAAGACCGTCGTTAACAATACTGTCCACGATTCAATACTCTTGAAGACACCCTACGACATCCCGTTGATAAAGGAAGTGTATTACTACGTAACCGAAGAGCTTAGTGCTACACCTAAGATGATGGGTCTTACAAGAGTACCATTCAAAGCCGATGCTAAAGTTGGCGAGCGTTGGGGAAATCTGACTGACTTCAGTAAGTGGATCAAAAGCGTTGAAGAGCAACACAACATAACACAACACTAAGGTGATGAGATGAATCTTGCAGCACAGATAAATAACACCCTTGAATCGAAAACCCTTGTAATTTGGCATGTTGGTCTCGCAGTAAACGGAAGGCATCCTAACCGAGTTACCGTCTCAGATGTTAACAAAGCCTTACGTGAACTTACATACGTTCTCGGGCCTCATCGGAAATCGCTTCTCGGACAACTCAATACTCTCCAAGAACAAATAATCTATGGTACGAAGCGTCCTGAACACTCACAAGCTAATGGAGCTAATGGGGCTCTAGGAGCTTCAAGAGGTGAATCCAAAGTCTTAACACTCCACAAAGGTTCTTGAACCATGTCAATCTTTAACCAAAATCAAGTCCAGAACCAAGAGTTCTCTTTCCGTGCAACAGTAAAGGATGACATTTCGCATATGTTGTCCATCATTTGTGACATTGATCCTTTACACAAGAGCTTTAATGCTCTTCCGCCTACTGCTATGACAGGGCGTGTGCGTCTCGACAAATACTGTACTCCAGCAGAATTAAAGCTTGCTGCTGGGGACCCGTGGACGCAAGCTTTAAGCCGGACAGCTAGAGCAATCTTTGGTGAGAAAGTGGATCCACTCCAGGATTTTGTACCCTTGGTATTTACAGCGATGGAGTCTGGTCTCTTGATGCCTGGGGGTCGTATTATCGCTGGAGCCGGAACTGGTAACCGTGTGACGCTACATAACTGTTATGTGAATATGACAGTCCCTGATTCGATGGAAGGAATAATGCAGGGACTCACCGAAGCTGCACTTACGATGCAGCAAGGTGGTGGCATTGGAACTGACTTCTCTACTCTACGTCCAAACAGTGCTCGGCTCCATAGATTGGGGCCAGGAGCACAAGCGTCTGGTCCACTTCCATTTATGGATATGTGGAACGCAATGTGTAAAACTATTATGAGTGCTGGTTCTCGTCGTGGTGCGATGATGGCTACAATCAGCGATACTCATCCCGACTTACCACTGTTTATCGACGCAAAGAAAACTGCCGGCAGGTTGACAATGTTTAATATGTCAATCCTTGTATCGGATGCCTTCATGCAAGCTGTTCAAGAAGACGAAGAGTGGGTGTTACACTTTACAATTCCACCCGTTACTCGTGATCTAAGTTCAAACCCAAATCTCGAACAGTACGACTTTGAAGACGATGACGGCGTGCAGCAATACGTATATAGCGTTTGGCGCGCCCGTGATCTCTGGGAAAAGATTACAACAACTACCTACGAGTATTCAGAACCTGGTGTGATCTTTATTGATCGGGTTAACGCTCTCAACAACCTCCAATATGTTGAGACAATACGTTGCACTAATCCATGTGGCGAACAACCCCTTCCACCATATGGTACCTGCAATCTAGCGCATGCTGTACTATCAAGAATGGTTAAGAACCCATTTACCGAGGATGCATACTTCGACTTTGAACTTCTACAGGTAGTTACATTCCTCGGAATCCGTTTCCTTGATAACGTCATCGAGGTTACGAACTACCCGCTTGATCTCCAGCGCGATGAAGAGTTCAACAAACGGCGCCTCGGTTTCGGAGTTGCTGGGCTAGCTGATGCTTTGGCGCAGCTTGGTATCAGATACGGATCTATCAAGGGTGCAAAGATTGCAGAAGAGATCCAACGTACTGTTGCAATAGCTTCTTATGAAGCATCTGTTGCTCTTGCAATCGAGCGCAAGCGCTTCCCTTTATTCGACCCGAAGATCACTGACTGCGGTTTCATTGCGAAAAAGCTTCCCTCAACTCTACGAGATGGTATTGCAACACATGGTCTTCGCAACGGTGTCCTGAACACTATTGCACCAACGGGCACGACTTCACTCGCATACGGAAACATCTCTTCAGGTGTTGAACCAGTGTTTGCACATTCAATGAGACGCAGGATTCTTCAGCCTGATAGTTCTTTTGTCAACCATGATGAGGAGAGCTTTATTTTCCGCTTCTGGAAACACTGTACAGGCCGCTCTCTTGACATGTCGTTAGATTCTCTTTCCTCCGAGCTACCCGACTACATGATTACAACAAGCAAGCTTTCGGTAGCTGAACATATCAGAATGCAAGCGGCATGTCAATCTTGGGTCGATGCTTCTGTATCCAAGACTGTCAACTGTCCTGAGGAGATGACATATGATGAGTTCATAACAGTGTATGAGCTCGCATATGCTACGGGATGCAAGGGATGCACAACATATCGTCCAAGTAAAGTGAGGGGATCTATTCTAGAAGATCTCTCCAAGGACTCACAATCAATTGGCTTGGCAGACACCAAACTGCGGCCCACGGATGAGCACCCGATAAAGGAACGCGCGAAAAGGGTTGATGTCCTTTCTGGAGACACCTACAAAGTACGTTGGCCAAGCATGACAGCCGCGATGTACATTACTATCAACAAGTCAGACGATGGACGCCCCTACGAAATGTTCTTCGCGTCTAAGGATGCTAGGCACTCAGATTGGATGACAGCACTAACCTTGATGATCTCAGGGATTCTGCGGTCAGGTATTGACCCTTCATTCGTGGCAGAAGAGCTGAAACAAGTTACTTCAATGCACGATACTGCATGGATCAACGGTAAATTCTATGCAAGTCCTGTTGCTTATATTGGAGGTGTTATCGAGCGTCATCTTGTAAAGGACAAAGACAGGGGCAAAGATCATTTGGAAGAGAGTTCTCCTGAAAAGCCTACAATTCCCTTCTTGAATCCGATTCAACAAGGGTCTGAACCGAAAGGTGAGATGTGCCCCAAATGTTATGCACCAGCTGTAATCTATGCTGAAGGTTGTAAGAAGTGTACCAATTGCGACTACACACAGTGTGGTTAATGGAGGATGATAATGGATAACCACCTAGAAGTATCTGGCAACGAGATTCAAGCAACGAAACACGACAAAGACAAACCTCCAATCTTTTTCCTACCGGCGCGAGCTGTTGAGATGTCTCGTGGTATTATTTCATCCGTATCAAGAGACTTTGAGTTCTCGATGGAAGGTGCCTACATTAGTTTGACAACATTCAAAGTAGGGGGCTCCGCTTCTACTCTTGCGTATACGACTGCACATACGACTATCGTTTTAGGACGCATTGCTCAAGAAGTAGTTGGCCCGCTTAGTGATCGCTATGCGTTCCTGCTCGGTAAACAGGAGATCGCTAAAGTCTTTGCATTCGGCGCAAAGAAATATAGCGTTGGTAATTGGCATAGTGGAGAAGGTTTTACATGGTCAAGGCTCCTGAGAGCAGCCGAGAGTCATATGGACTACCACATGGCGGGCCAATTCTTCGATGAAGAGAGCACTTTGTACCATCTTGCACACGCTGGATGTTGTTTTCTCATGCTCTTGGAACACGTTCTAACAAAACATGGAGTTGATGATCGTAGTCCAGCTCAGTTTATAATACAGGAGGAATAAGATGCATTTTACAAATCCAAAAGTATTCGTGATTGCAGAAACCAAGATGCATTCATCAGGCGCTTGGGACTTCCTAAAAGAAATTGGAGCCACAACCGATAAGGACAAACCGGTAGAAGACGGCTTCGTTACTGATGCCAGAACGGGTAGTGAATGGGTAATCGAAGTCGCTGGACGTTTGTGCTACCGTTCTTTCAAACCTCAACTGAACCTTAATGTCCACAAAGTCCGTGAAGGGAACAAAGACTACCTTCATAACATCCTCAAACAAAAACACGGCTCGGTTCTAGAACACGCTAGCGTGACTTTTGCGTGTACTGATGTCTCCAGGATCTTCACCCACGAACTTGTTCGACACAGAGCAGGCGTTGCTATCTCGCAAGAGTCTGGACGCTTCGTTCGTATCGACGACATCGGGATGTTCAAACCAACATGTTTCACTCCTAGATGGCTTGAGCGAAACATTGCCCCATTTATTAAGAACCCAGAAACCGTTGAAGGTTTCGATGGAGACCCGGGACACTGGGCAATCTATATGAGCGAGCTCCTTATTGATGCCACAACTATCGTATCTAAGACGGCAGAAGACCGCGTAGCATTCTTTGCCAAGAGTCTTTTGCTTGACGATCCTAAGATGCCATTCCATATCAAGAAAGAGCTTACATCAGCCCTCCGTAGAACAGCTCCGGGAGGAATGTCAACGCATATTATCTTCACAGCTAACCACCGAGCTATCCGGCATATGATTGCGATGAGAACTGCAATAGGTGCCGAAGAGGAGATTCGACAAGTATTCGGCGAGTACGAAAATGACGAAGAGATGCGTGACATCTTTCTCAATGTCGCCAACCAAATGAAAAAGCTCTTCACAAGTATCTATCAGGATATGACAATCCACAACGACGGCACTTGCACATTCACCAACGAGAAGGTTTAACAGGAGGCTACACATGACTATAGGACTGTTTCAGAATCTCGTCCAAACTTGGGCTCTACAATGTTTTGGACAAAAAGTTACCATGAACAAACGTGAGCGCGTTCTACGTCTTGTTGAAGAAGCTACTGAAGTCGCTCAAGCGCTCGGAATTCCTGAGAGTGATATACATGGTCAGGTGCGTCATACCTATAGCCGTCCAGTAGGTGAATTGCTTGACGAGATTGGAGGCACAATTGTTACACTCTCTGCGTTATGTTCAGCTTGCGATATAAGTCTTGAAGATGCCGCAGAAAAACAACTCAAGAAATGCTGGGAACGAATTGATGTCATTCGTGAGAAGCAAAAAGTTAAACCACTTCAAGGAGACTACACATGACTGACTATAACGGAGATCTCGGCCTTAAAGTTCATAGACTTCTTATCGAGCGTGGTATTGAAACGCCGATGCGTCCTGAACACCTCGTAGCTGCTCATAAACCCAAGTATGCCGCTGAACAAGCTTCAGCACTAGGGAATCACTTTGACTCGATTGTCTTTACACTGGGGCTTAACATGGAAGATCCTTCGATCAAGGACACTCCTCAACGCCTTGCAAAGATGTACTTGGACGAAATTTGCTGGGGTCTCAACTACACTCTGTTCCCTGAATGCACTTGCCATCCCAATGGTTTCCAGTACGACGAGGTCATCTTGGTGCGTAACATCGAGGTGAAATCTCTATGTGAACATCACTTCATGCCAATTATCGGCAAAGCTCATATTGCGTATATTCCAGCGCACAAAGTGATCGGCTTGTCAAAGTTCAACCGTATTGTGGAGTACTTTTCACGGCGCCCACAAGTACAAGAACGCCTTACAGAACAAATATCTGCGGCCCTGAGTGTAGTACTCGAGACCGACGACATTGCGGTAATCATCACTGCTGACCACTATTGCGTCAAGTTTCGGGGGATCGAAGATTTCTGTTCTGACACAGTCACATCGAAGATGTCGGGGAGGTTTCGAACCGTTGATTCTTTACGCTCAGAGCTTCTTAGCCTCATCAACCAACCCAAAACTTAACCCACTTAACACAGGAGGACTACATGATACTTGCAGCTCAGGATATTCTTTGGCAGGTGAGACACAGCCGTCGTCTCGTGATCGATCCATTCGAGCAACCAGGATCCAGATTCATGGGTCTCTCATATGGTCTCGGACCAGCTGGATACGATGTGCGTATCTTCCTTGACACACCATCGGTCGATATTGAACCGGGAGGCTTTCTCCTTGCAGTCACCGTCGAACGCGTGGAGATCCCAGATGACCTTCTAGTGATTGTCCATGATAAGTCATCCTGGGCTCGTCGGGGAATTGCTGTCCAGAACACTGTGTTGGAACCTGGTTGGCGGGGGTATACCACTCTGGAGCTTACTAATCACTCCAAGGAAACTGTGCAGATCTACGACAAGATGCCAATCGCACAGTTCATCTTTCACAAGCTTACAAATCCAACTGATCTTGCCTACAAAGGCTCATATCAAGATCAGGAACAACGTCCCGTTGAATCAAGAGTTAGCATTGTTCCAGATCAATCATGAGAAGACAAAGGGCGAAGTCGGTCGGGAGGCTTCCACCGAAACTTCGCCCTTTGCGTGGGGTGCTATCAAGGGTAACAGCAACCCAACTTCATACCCTGAGTGCCATGAGGGTATGAACTAGTTCAAGCTCCAGGCTTTGTAGAGACTGGAGAAGTTGTAGACGACGGCACCGCTGCACCAACCTTTGGTGATGGTGCAGAAGCTTTGATTGTGACAGTCTTGTTTACGGCATCCGGAGCAGGAGTGGATACCTTTACATCGGAAGTCATTCCGAACCCGTACTCAGGTAGTCGAGCTTTGATGATCTCGATCATACGATCTTCGCCGATGTTGTACTTCTTGACTGTATCAGGAATCGACCTCATTGCATATTCAGCCGCCATATTGAGAAACCAATTGTCGACTGGGATGTCGATCTTTCCGAATTTCTCAGCGGCAATCGTCTTAGCATAGGCGATACCACGGTGAGCCATTTCATTGATTCGATCCGCAAGATGGTCATCGATCTCGGTTTGTGTAAGAACCGTTTTCGAGTTGAGCCAGCCTTTGACCAGCCACACAATATATCCCACCACTGCAGCCAAGGCCGTGCTGACGAGGTCGAATATAGGTCCGGTAACAGATGAGTCAAGAGTTGCAGCTGCTGCGGGCCCCGGAGACAGATAGGGCCACACAAGGTACAGCACAATGAGTACAAGGACAACTCCCAGTACATACGTTCCAATTCTTGTCCAGTTCATTTCATTCTCCTTCAAGTTTCAAGTAGTGATGATGAGCGAGTCATACACGCGCTGCTTGCACATGCATCCAGTCATAGTCCCTAGTTGGGCCTAGACCTACCCACCCCTCTTCTCGCCAAAGTTTCCACCAAGAACTATACGCAGGCTTGGCGAGCTCAGCCAGCATATGATTCCAACGAAGTTTGTTCTCAGCGGGATTCCAATCCATTGCAATGGCATAAGCGTGCATAGACCACGTTGTACCACCACGCTTCAGTCTCTTGTTGTATCCACCTCCATATACGTCAAGATTCAATTCCTTAACTTCGTCGCCGTAGGCATCCTTTACTCGGATTAACACTCTTTCTGCAGACCGTATAACTTTTTCGTGGAGTGCGATCTTCTTGATGCGGTAGTTTAAGTTACCTGCATACCACAACGGATAAGGAGGCTCAAACTCCTCCATGTACTTGGGGATGTCATTGACTTTCCCGTAAAACTTTTCCACACCAGCTTCTGCTGGCCACAAGTTTGTAACTCCAGGAAGCGATGGAGCGACTACAACGTTGGACTCACTGTCACGCTCTGGAATATGCTGCGGAAACATTTCAGCGTGCGTTAAAGGCCCGACGATTCCGTCGTCCTTTAGTTTGTGCATCCTTTGAAACTCGCGCACAGCTTTTTTCGTCTGTGGGCCAAAGACTCCATCTATAGGCCCCGGATCAAGGCCTAACTCTTTGAGTCTCCGTTGCCAGTTCTTAACTTCCTCTTTAGTTACCATAACATTTCCTCCTGTAATTAGACGTAGTTTGGATCAGCGAAGGTGCGCTTTTCATTGGTTGACCAGCCACCACCAGTTTGAATTGCCCATGCTGTTTGCCATGGGCCACTTGAACTGTCAGCGTATTGTACAACTCCGTAATAAATACTTTGTTCAGGATTAGCATCCGATCGCGCTCGCCATGATACTGCACCGATCTCGACCGCCGAAGCAAAGTCATAGCGCATCCATCCCGCAGCGTTACCACCAGCCCAGAACGTACCAGTATTATCATCGAATGCATTAGCGGCTACAAAAGATGAAAACACACTATCAGCTACTGCTGTTCCACCTGTTGCCTGGTCAGTACCACCGGACACGTCAAGAAACTCGATTTCTGAAGCACTAGTATTGGCGCCGCCAGTTTCAAAAACAAAAATGCGCCAGAACGAATGGGCTCCATGTGGTGAACCACTATAACTCGGTGCTGTGTGATGAAACCACTTGAAGCTATATTTAGCCCAAACGACACTAGCTTCGGACCAATATGTTGCCCATATAGAACCGTCATTGCTATATTGGACGTCAAAATCTTCGAAACCTTGTTCTATTGACGCCCCTGTAACAGCACGTCCAGAAATTGCAATTCCAACAATAGTAATGTCATTTCCTGATCCGAAATCATATCCTATATAATGTGGAAATGCTGTATTGGTTGAAGCCCAACCATTACCTGTGTTGTCAGAGAGCTCTCCATCAAATGCATTATCATTCACAAAATTACCATCAAATTCGCTATCCGAGATAGCATTCGTTGGGGTTGTCGCTTCATTTGCGCCAAAATCACTTGCAGCTAAATAGAGCTCTTGAAGACCAGCTGTACTATCGGAACCTGTTGCTTGTGTATCGGTAACAAGAATACGCCAGTACTGTGCTGGTAATGTCGGACCACTCGGTGCGACTAAAAAGGGATTCAGGATCCCATAGCCACGTTCATCTCTGTGTAGCTCTTGAAGACTACCGATAAGCTTTTCGCGTCTTGGTAAGATTAAAGACCGAGACATCAGATCCACCACCCAATGAGTGTAACCTTGAAGCCTTTTGCACCTGTACCCGCCACGTCAATATCCGCCGTTATTTCCGAATCATCCGCAAGAATTGTATCACTGAAAGTAGCCGCAGTAGCTGCATTTAATGATGACTTCTCGTTTGCGTCAATTGTGAGCTTGTCTGTAAGAATAGACACACCCGCTTCATTGATGTCTACAGTTGGAATGCCAGAACTAGACACAGTGTTAATAGCACCCCGAATAGCTACTACACGCATCTTACCAGGTATATTAAACGTGAGCTTAGCCGTACCTGTAGTAAGTGCAGTTGTTTCATCAGAGATTGCGAACTGGTGGCGCACAGCACGATTAGCATGTAATACATGCCAGTTTGTACCATCACTCTGAATTGTTAGGCTCTCATACTTGAAGTTGAGAGCAATGGTTGTCTCTCCATCGATCGTTTCAGATCCGTCACCGTCGATTGTTACTAGCAAGAGTGATGCATCAACCTTCTTGATGGTCAGAATCTTTCCCGTTGAACTTGCTGCGGTTGGTAAGGTAACAGTGAATGCTCCGCCAGAAGCATCGCAAGGAATAACATCGTCTAATGCTGTTGCAGTATAGTTAGCAGTTTTCACCGCAGTAATAGAAGGGTAAGCTTCGATGTATTGGGTTTCCCAAACAGTGCTTGTACGGCGCTTCAAATGAATGCCACCGTAACGCTTGAGAGCTCTACCGCTAGAAGATGTGTTAATTGAAGCTGAGCCATCAATAACTGTGACTTTACCAGTTCCGAGACGAATAATTTTGACTTCAGCGTTGTTTGCCATCACACCGCTATTGACTGTAATGGTCACGTTGTTTGTACCATTATTGATTAGCAATACTTTATTACGGTGAGAAGTCGCCAAGTTTAGGTTATTTGAAGAGAATGCCGAGTATTGGATTACCTGGTTTGTAAAGCTGGTTGAAGTCGCTGCAGAGACTTGTGTGAAAGTGAGAGCTGTAGTATCAAGAGTGATAGGATCAGGAGTTGTAAGTTGCCATAGAGTACCTGCTGAAGTCCCCTGAGCTACAGTTACAATCATTCCAGATGTGACTTCAGCGCTAGTGTCAGCATCTGCACGGCGTGTAGCTGGGGTTGCTGCACCGTTCCAATCATATAGTCCAGCGGTTGCTGCACCATTATCGAGGAAGAAAGAATCCCCTGCCACCATAGTAACGCCGTCTAAGGTAGCACCCGGAGCACTTAGAGTAACAGATGTTACACGAACGTTGGCTGAAGGGTCTTTGAAGTCATCTGATGACGTTGGTGGTGTTCCAGCTCCCCCGCCCGTATCGGTAAACCAAGTAGCGCCATCAAAGATCTTTGATGTGTTTGCACCTTGGTCATAAATTTTCCAACCTTCTACAGGCGTCCTGAACACCCAACCGCCCAGGTAAAAAGCGATGTGATTCGTATGGCCTGCGAATGCACCAGTTGGAGAAGACCCAACAAGATATCTTGCACCTTCTGCAGGTGAACCAGGTGGAGTACTTAAAGTACTGATCACAGTTGGCTGGACTAAGAAGTCCAAGAACTTCATTGCCGACGAGTAAATGCCTTCCTTATCTCCAGTTGTGAGATCCATCAAAGGAAGGAGTAAATTCGGTGTGTCAGTCATTTGCTTGTTTCCATCTCACATCGTCATCAATACGTTGCTACGCCTGAGCCTTTGAGACCATAGCCCCACAAGTCACCTTTGGTCTGAACCTCGATATTGATTGTTGCAGGAGTTGCAGTACCGAAGTCGCTTAGAATGTTGGCTGCACTATAGGTGTACTCGGTGGTGTCGGCAACAGGATCGATTGTACGAACAACGGTGGAACCATCCTTGATCACCAGCTTGTAGTGCTCCAAAGATTCGTCCAAGGCTGTACCTGTTGTATTATCCCACGCAAGTTGGAGAAACTTCTTCTGGCGTCTCTTCCACGAGATCAACACTGTTCCAGCATTATAATCCCAATCACCTTTAACATGCGATGGGGCTAGAGGCCTGACGCCTCGACCAGTATTGGTAAACGATGTTGAAGCTGCAGAAGATAGTTGAGCACCCCAAGTAACAGCTTTGTAATACCGCAAGAGATTAACGTCTGCTACTTCACCTATGCGATCCATTGTGGTTGGTGAAGGGAAGAACGCAAGGTCGTTAATTGCATGAGTCATAAACTGTTCAGTACCACGTTGTCCCCGTTTCAGATTAGAGAGCCGCCAAAGATTCCCACCAAGACTGGTGACAGTCCTATACCGGATTAGTTCGTACTCACTTGTTCCATTGGACTGAAGCATAAGAGGATTGATTTGAATATCCGACATGAAGGTTGCAAGGTCGACAGACTCAGGAGTAAAAGTGGTGTCAGGGATGTATATCGTAACTGTGTTCACCTCATCAATGAGTTCGTAGTAAGGATGTGTCCCCAAGACATCTTGAGCCTTACCTGTAATAGCTTTGTCATCAGTGTTTACCCAGAAAGCAAACGACGAGCCGTCAGTTGAACGGTAGAATGACGCGCCACTCCATATTGCAGCTATAGACGCTGGATAAGCCGCTGTGTAGAACTGCTGATTGACATCCTCTTCGCGAAGAGCATGTGTGTCAAGGAAGTAGAATAAAGTCTTGGCGTATGTCGATAAAATGTCTTCCGAATGCCCTCCAGATATACCCACAGCATCAGATTCGTATCTCGCAAGATCTTCCATTGACCCTTCGAGCTGGAATAATGCTAGGTCAGATCGAATAGAATCGATCAGCATCGTTACAAGTTCGCCATTCTTCGGAAAGATCAACACATCTCCTGGATGAAGTCTCATCAAGGTATAATCCAGTGGCAGAGTATACGAGAAGCGTTTACGCCATGAAGCCCTGAAGATCTTCTCCATTTGTTGAGCAGCTTTGCTTGGCGTCATCACACAGCGAGTTGAGACCTTTATAAGATCCTCGGCGGGTACTACAACTGCTGGACGCGATATAGGACCCTGAATACTCTTCTCCAAACGATTCTGCGGGTCGTAATGTTCCAGCGTCATTGACTTTGGAATAGTATAAGGAGGCAACATATTCTCAGTTGAAATATTGTCAGCTATCTCGTTTTCACCAGGTCTAAGAAAACCTTCAGAGATACTCAGACTTTGGTTGTTTCCACGTGTAATGAACTTGAGTTTATCGCCATCGTCGCAAACGTCAACTAACCAGATTAGACTGACATCATCCAAAGAGTCACGCATAGCCGATTGAGAATCGATAAAGTAGCCATTGACCTTGTGGTTGGAGTTAATTAGCGTGGTATCTATTCGTGCCGAAGGGATACCCACAAAGGTGCTCATATCTGTGAGGATGTCACTAATAGGGACTTCAGTGGGTGTAGCGCCAAAGAGGTCGACGATATTAGACCCGCCGTATCCTGGATACACAATAATACCCTTATCAGCAAGCCAATAAGGTGAAAACGAATTAACGCTAACGCCACTGGAGAAATCCATGTACTTCGTCATGGTGTTGAAATTCCAGATGTAAGCTGTCGAGGAACTTGACTGGATTGCGACCTGGTTATTCGAGAGCCTTACATTTGGAGAGTTTACAGCTTCAAGGCTTGAAGACATAATCTCAGTGAATGCAACAAGATTCATGTTCGTGTCAGTCTTGAGCGCGTAGTGTTTACCTGTTGGTGCATCAAAAATGATCCAACACATAAGTCCTAGAGACTCAGAGTAATCACCAAACAGAATTCTTGGTTGTGTGAGACCTCCAGTGAGTGTGCCTAGAGAGTATGTTATCACATATGGTACAGCGTCAATAGAGTGCGTAGTTGGATCTGCTGCTACCGCCGCAGTAATCAGTGTTGGGATATGAACCTTACTAACGGTATAGTCTGCAACAGTGCTAAACCAGAAGTGGAAGCTTACGTCAATACAATGTGCTCTTCTAAGTTCAACTGTGAGACTTGATTGGAGAAGGTTTGTTACTACGGCCCATTTAGTAGCATCCCCATCAGCAAATGAGAAACCTGTTACTTGGCCCCCTATTACTGTAAAACCATATTGAGAGAAGCCTACTCCATGGTGATTGAGTGATATGGAGCCATTGGGTGTAGTAAGGTTGATAAATACTCCACCAGTGTCGACAGATGCTCCTACAGTATTCTCGCCAGGAGCACCACCAGAACCACCACCTAAATAGACGGTACCACCATCTGTTGAAAGAGTCACGCCATTTTGAGTACCGCTTGGAACAGTTATGAGAAGCGTGTCGACTAATGCTCCGCTAAAAAGGTTCCATGAAGAGAGAGTGCCGGTACCATCGAGATTGTTAACCCAACTGTACACAAGGTTACGATCCTTGTCAACAGCCAACGATGAACCTTGAGCAGCGAATGGGTAGATATTAGAGTCTGCAGTGCCACGTTCGATCGTAGTAAAGCGAATATTCGGGATTCTGTTTCCATGCTTTTCCAGATTGTAGTTGTTTACTACAATATGAGCTACACCACGATACCCTGGAACTCTTTCCTCGCCAAGAATCGAAACCATAAGGGGATCAGGCTCTTGATCGTCGGTTCCAAGATAGATCGTCATGTCTAAGCCTTCGCCTAGAACAGGACCGCTATCGTTGTTGATGTTATATACAAGGTGTTCGTCGAACCAGATTCTCTCAAACGCGAATAGTTCGTTGTCACAGCAGACACACATAAATGTCGCGAAGTAAAGCCATGTAACAGTTGTTGGACCGCCACCTTTGCCCGACTCAGTTTCCTTTACCTCCTGGAGCTCATTGTCTTTGATCCAGGTTAAACGCCCAGTTATCGGTGCGCGTCCCCACACTTTCGGAATAGCTTGGCCGACAGAGTCAGCAGTAACTTTAATAGAGTCGAGCCTCGGACCCTCGATCTTGGGTCTGGGGAGTAAAAAGGATAGCCCGATTAAGCCAGCACTAAGCACAAGATTCGCAACGAATCCTGTTCCTGCACCACCACCAATCGCTAACCCTAGAATCGCCATTAGACTGTTGGCCTCTCAAACAAGTAGCACCCACGAATACTGTTGTACAAACGTTCAGACCATGGTTCAAAGACCACCATTTTCAAGGGTAATGAAGAATGAATATACCCGACATTGGTGAGTATTCCAACATGCGTGAGTAGCTCGTTCTTCATTTGGACTGTGATAGCGCAGCCAATTATCGGGCTCCCCGTCATGCGAAGGTACTTAGAGAGACGCTTTTGCAATTCTAAACCATTTGGGATACGCCGATAACTGGGTTTCTCTATCTCATCCTCTCTGTAGATACCTGATGCGATACCGACATACCTCAACAATCCGACGCAATCAAATGCGTCAGGCCCAACACCCTGATGTACCCAAGGTTTCCCAAGAGTACTAACTGCAATCTCAGTGATCAGATCACTTCGATCCCATTTGGAGAGAGTCGAGTAAGCCGGGAACATCCGGAAAGCCTCCATGATTGAATATGTTCCAGAATTTGTTGAAGCATGTTGATGCAAGCTTATCGCAACCGGCGAAGATTATAAAGGTGTCACCCACCTGAATATTCTTGAACATCGGCATAAAGAGTTCGATGTTGCCTGCACCATCATCTTCAAATATGTCGGTCTTGACTCCTACGTTGTTACCTGTGAGCCACTCAACGTAGCCGGCAGTAGCATAGTTGAGCGCAAAGTCAATGCTTGAAGCAGCGAATTCAGAGTTGTTGGTTACGGTAGTTACAGTACCTGTTCGACGCCGTGCGTAGATAGCTTCCCATGTTACTGTACCGTCAACTATAGTTGCACCCAGAGTAGAAGGCCAAGCTGGTTCGGAACCCGCAGAAGTACCACCGATTTTACACCTAAACCAGTACTTCGGGTTCGCCTGCGTTGCAACTTTTGGCTTAACAATTCGGGTGCCTTCGCCAATTGCGTCTTTGGGAGTGCGAGTAACATACAGAGTCGAAGCAACCCATTCAGATACGTTATTAGCAACGCGACACTTCTTGGGACGGTCATCAAACAGATCATGAGAGCAATTGTACTTGATTTCTCTTAGGATATTCTGGTTGAACTTTCCAGTAAGCTCCTGGAAAGTTATCGTGATTGTCTGATCGTCTACATTGACTTCGCCGGCAAAGCCTGTAAGATATTTGACATACTGGGTTGTATCATCCCACCTTACAACTAGAATGTCAACACGTGCATCATCGAAGTATCCCGCGCGCGATTGTTGGACATCAAGTGAGTCATCCTTGAACAGAACTGTTGTGACATCGATATTGTCTGATGACCCACCTAGGTTATGCGCTGCTTCAGAATGTTTCTCGACATACTTGGCAAGATAGGTAATTGCTCCGTATGAATCGCCAATATTCACGACTAAGTCTTTGTCGTGTATTGTGTACCCAATAGGCGATGCACCCACCGCAATCGGGATAATTCTAAAGCACAAAGCGAGACGATGCGTCTTCTTGTTGGCTAAGTAAGTCGCCATACCTGAGAGGATATTACGCATCGTTAGGGTCCAGCAATTCCTTAAGCATGATATCGGGGAGCTCACCACGTTTGAAGTGGCTCAAATTGACTTCAAACTCTTCGATGTCAAAACGCACAGGAATATAATATTCGAAGCCTGCTGAGATAATTACTCCACCAGCCGGTGCAGCTGAGAATGTTACAGTACCTAGAATAGTGCTTATTGTAAAGCCAGAACCTTGGAGGACGCCATCTTTCCCAACAACAGTAGTACCAACCTTGGGTTTAAGGATAACTTTGCTGTACGTTTGCGAACCAGCAATGAATCCCTTTGTCAGCTGGAATACAGTTGTAGCGCCGTCCCCAACACCTATTTGTTGGTCAGTGTGTGTTATCGTACCAGAAGGAATACAAGATTTGAAGTCAGCAAAATCCTTGTATAAGAACCCTTCTTCTGTTTGACCGTGTGACTCCCAGATATGCAAAACAGAGTTAAGTTGGTCCTCTGTTTTAATACCGAACTTGACATTAAAGCGTCTAATGGAGTGGAGACGTCGAGATTGACGCTTTTCACTTCCTGGAAGTGAAATAATGCGAACTTGCCTACCACCAAAATAGGTAGACGAACCATAGGAAATCTCTGTAGGGAAGACTACGTTATCACTGAAGCTCATGCGTAAGCACTCCCTTTACGAATTAGCTTCATGAAAGAAGTGGCAACCTGAGCTTTGTTCTGCACTAGCTCTCGTGCATCAGCTGTGTGGATGTGCATCACAAAGCTGTTACTTCCTCTGTCACCTCCACCATCATTAACTCGTACACCTAGATCACCACGAGAGTTCCGAGAGAGTGGCATAATTGCTTCGCGTCCAGCTTCGCCAGCTTCGATCAATCCGCTAGGAGTATTGAAGATCTTGCGTGAGTTGATCATCCCACCTCGACGCATCTTGCGTGTTCGGTTATTACCGCTATCAAGCACCATACCTTTACGAGCGGCACCACCGAAGAGGACACCAAAGATTCCACCACCAGCACCTCCACCAACAGCGCCGCCAAACAATGCCCCCTTAAGTGGATTGAGGATAGCCATCCTGAACATCTCTTTCAAGATATCGGCTGCAACATCTAACATCACCTCGCGCAGATGTTCCAAGTTGATTGTGCCCGTGTGGACAAGGTCGTCAATGATTGTATCTGCTAGAGTACCAATTGCCTGACCACCGATATCTGCAAACTGTTGCATAGCCTGCTGTGCTGCTTCAACAGAAGCTTTTGTCTCCTGCAGTCTATTAAGACTGTTATGCAGCTTGTCGACTTTACCTGTAGTGTCATCAACAGCCACTCCAGTAGCATTCAGCGATTCTCCGAATACATCAACAGTGTTAGCACTATCGAATGCACTATCTAGAGCACCTAGACCCTCTGCGCCACCGAGGTGTCCAAGACTGCTATCAAGAGCGTTGGTACTCTCTGTCAGAGAGGTGAATGACGGGAGAAGCTCCGTATCTTTGATGACATCCGACATCGTTCCAAGGTTATTCTTGAAAATGATGGTCTCGTTATTAGACTGCGTGATTTGGTCGGTATAGATTTTGAGACCGGTCGTAAGAGAATCTACCTGCGTCTTAAGGACGTCAGCACCAGCTCCTCCTGAGAGGAAGTCTGTTCCAGCTCCACCACCTAGCTCATCAGATCCAGCTGCACCGCCAAGTGGAACCTGAATTGTTGAAGCTCTTGCACGTTCATTAAGATCAATGCCCTGCTGTTGCAAAGTGTTAAGCTTGGATTGGTTCTGAATCGCAGTGTTAAAGCTTACATTGCTAGCAGTCGCAAGAGTTTGGAACGAAGAAGTTAGAGCATCAACATATGACTTGGAATCACCAAGCTGTCTAATGTTGCTGGTTAGAGTGACTACACCACGAGACGCTATTTCTACAAGCGTGTTAATCTGCGTAAGCTTCTGTGCATACATATCCAACGCAGTGTTTGCTGTAATTTGAGCATCAGAAAGAGCTGTAGTGTTGGTTGCAAGGCTAGAGTAGTTACCGATAAGCGGTTGGATGGTAGAGTTGAGATTGGTGTGGGCGTCAATAAGGGGCTGCATCGCTCCGGATACTTCTTTATACGAAGCCGCAGTCTGATCAAGTTGGTCAACAGCGGGTGATAGAACACTATCTGCATTCAGTTGAGACACAACTTTCAGACGATCTAGAGCCTCCTTGTATTTATCAATGAGCGCGATATTATCCTCAAGCCTTAGAATATCTCCAGGCTGTTTAATGCTTGCGAGAATTTGCTGTTGTTTTGTCTGGGCTTGGACAAGACCTTCAGAGAGCTTCTTACCAATACCTGCGAGAGTAGCGTCATTATATTGTTCGAGGGCTTCGTATAGGTCACCTACCGAAATTGCAAGTCTGTCGATAAGACCCGTTGATGTTTCAATCTCTCCTGTATTAAGCTTGTGAACTATATCCCCCACTTCAAGTGCATCAAAGGTGTGGTCGAGTTCACTTGCAGCTCTGCCAATATTGATTAGAGCAGGTCCAAAAGTGTTTTCAATATCTTCTCCAGCACTACTGACTTCCTTTGACTTTGCTTTAAGGATATCTAGTGCTTGGATGAGCTCCGTTGGCGGAGGGAAGGGCGCCATCCTCTTGACAGCTCCTGCGAGGCGTGCCTCGAGTGCATCGAGAACTACTCCAGCAGTGTCAAGTGATTCAAGCATGCCGCCAAGTTGGTCAGTCGGCATTGTACGATTAAGTTCATGGATTTCGTTTAATGCACTCTTAACCTTCTCCAACTCTCCAAGACCCCAAGATAGGGTATCAGCATCAATTGGGGAAGCTTCAATACCTGCACTAGTGAATGCTGTTAAGGACAAGAGAAGCTCACGCTCTGCAGCTGTGAGTCCAAGAACTGCACCAGTCATATCTTCAAGGTTTTTAGAAGGTGCACCGAGGTTCTCAGATACTAGCTTCACAAATTCAGACTGAGAATTGCCAAGCTTTGTGTAAGAACCTGCAGTCTGGTCGAGTTGGTCTATAAAGGATTTGTCCACGTTTGTAGTTGAAGCAACTTTCAAGTTGTTCAATGCCCATTCGTAGTCGTGAATCTTTTCTATGATCGCTTCAAGGTGAGAAATGTCTCCTGGCTTAGTTATGTTAGCAGTGACTTCAGACAGATCCAACTTGGCATTAGTAAAGCCTTCCTGAAGCTTCTTACCAATTCCAGCGAGTGTTGCATCATTAAGTTGCTCAAGGTTCTCAAACAGCTTGCCTACAGACTCAGCAAGGCGATCAACCCGACTAGTAGACCCTTGGAGTTCCCCAGCGTTCAACTTGCCTACAATATCAGTAACTTCCGTTGCGCTCAGTTTATCGTGGAGACGAGTTGCGTCTCTTGCAATGTTAACTGTTGCATCTCCAAAGGAATTTTTTAACCCTTCGAACTCCTTTTGTGCGTTGCCCGCATTCAGCTTGAGAAGGTCCATCGCCACAATCCAACTGGGCGGGACGTTAGAACCCTCTTCCTCCATCGCATATTGCATCATATCGACGAGATCTTGGAACTCCAAGCGGGCGTCGTGTAGCTTCTCAATAAGAGGTGAAAGATCTGAAACTTTGGGATTGACTGTAGTGCTGCGAAGCTTTTCTGCTGCAGTCCTAACTTCAGTTAGTTTCTTGTAGGCGTCGTCAAGCTCTTCGAGATCAATAAAGTCGGGACCGAAAGCGTTGTTGATTTCAGCTAAGATCTCTCGACTCTTCCTATCCATAACCTCAATTGATTCGCGCACATCTTCAATGTTCTTAGATGGCGCGCCAAACTTCTCGCCTGATTCAAAGAGTGGTGAGTCGGGTTGGTTTCGCGCATTGACAGCAATATCGCGAGTGTTTATGTTCGGGAATTCTTGTAAGAGGCGTGCACCACCAAATGTGGTATCCGCTTGCGGTATTGCCAGTTCTTGTTTTTGCCAGACTTTCTGGAGCTCTTCGGTAAGCCTTAACTGCTCTTTGATAGCTTTAGAGAGCTCTTCAACTTTGACACGAGCTTCATCCAACGGTTTGTTGTTGACATTGAGATTCCATTCAACCCCGAAAACTGCATTGAGCGCTTTAGTAAGGAGATTGAACGGATCAATGTCGTGAACGGTCTCCATTGTGTCAAGTCGACGCTGCGCTTCTTCAAGCTCTGTTTCAAGAGCAAGTCGACGTTGTGCAACTTGTCGCAGGAAGTTCTCTGTAACCTTTTTGCTCGCGGCTTCAAATTTGCCTTGCTTATTGATGTACTCATCCAATGCCTTTGAAGAAGCTACCCAACCGTCAGTGTTACCTTGAACACCTTGTTCTATAGCTATCAGGATATCGTTTGTCTCGCCACCGGCTCCCGTAATTGCGCGCATTCCTTTTGCTAGAAGGAGTAGACCGTTTGCGAAGCCGTCTAGAGCTTTGGTTGCAGTACTAGTAACTCCGGTACCTCTGTCTATCTCACCCCAGAGTAAGAAGGACCCTTGTTTAGCACGCCCTAGAGCTGCAGTGAAGTTATCGATCTTCTGGTTCTGTGCATTGTTGAATGTTTTGTCGATTTCTTCTTGTAGAGCAGGTAGAAAGACTTCAGATATCACTTGGCCATCTTTTAAGGCCGCTAAGAATGCAGCCGACATCTCTTGCGAGCTTTGACCGACTTGACCGCTCAGCTTTGCCCAAGCTCGAGCACCTATCTGCATCGCTCCAGGCAACTGGTCGCCTAACTGCCTCTTCATTTCCTCGAGAGTGACTGTACCCTTCGAAGCCATCTGCTCAATTGCTAGTAAAGCGAGCTCGATCTTTTGTGCTGGAAGTTGTAACTTTGCTCCAGCTTTAACAATTGACTCAAAGATCTGGAATGTCTTTGCACCGGCAATTGCTGTACCTTTCGTCGATGACTCAAGATTGGCAAGCATTGTAGCCAGCGATGAAATATCACCACCAGTTTCAAATGCCAACTTACCAACTCGTCCAAGCGATTGCAGTGCTTGAATTTGGCTTTCAGAAACAGTCTGGAATATAGTGTTGATCTTTTGAAGCTCAACACCCGCTGTGAGCGATTTCTTTCCTATCTGGTAGATAGCGTATCCACCTGCTGCAACACCCGCAGCAAATGCTAACCCTTTAGAACCACCTTCGTCCAAGATACTTGTGAAAAGACCGATACGATATCCAACACCGCTTAGTGGACCAAAAGTGAGTTGTGATGACTCCCGGATCGTTACAAGAGCTTTCTGGAACTTTGTGAGACCTTGCGTATCAATGGTTGGGGCAAGTTTAGCGTTGCGAAACTCACGTTGGACTCTCGCTAGATCATTCCTGAGTTGGTTGTGGAAACGACTGAAGTCTAACGGCTTGACTTGAGTATGCGCTGTTTGCGCCTCAAAGCGTTTAAGTGCTGCTGTTGCTTCGTCGATAAACTTTGCGCCTTTGGGATGCCTGGCGAAGGCAGCGTTCATATCTTGGACTTTGCGGGTAACACCTGCAAGAGTGGTCTCAAGCTTGATTATATCGGATACCTTTGGACCGACTTGAGTGCTACCAGAACTAGCTTTCTTGAACTCGCGTTGTAAGCGCTGCAGCTCTGTTACGAGCTTTTCGTTTGCGCGTTGAAAGTTGAGAGCACCAGTCTGACCCTTAGAGAGCGTGGCGACATAAGAGTTGAGAGCTTTGTTGGCATCGGTAACATACTTCTCGCCGAATGTTTCCTTGCGAAAAGCGTCATTCATCTTCAAGACTTTGCTGGTCATGGAAACCATTGCGGCTTCCTGCCTGCGTAAGTCAGCCTCTATTCTACGCGATCCCTCAGACTGCCGCTTCGAAGCTCTATCAACCTCGGTGCCAAATGACTGAAGCCGTTTGATGGCTCTATCAAGTGAAGACGTATCGGCCCCAAGACCGAAATTGATATCGCCTAAACTAATTGCCATCAAACGGCTCCGTCCCACTCAAGGGCTTGTTTATATTAGGTATCAGGTATCAGGTGTCAGAGAAGTCATGCTTTGCTTTAGGTGTGGAACTAGTCTCAGATCTCTTGGTCGTGAAAGCATTCTCACCTGGTATTAAGTTCCTCGACCGACCTTTAGTTTTGGATCTACCTCGCTTTAACATGAGCGCATCAGCACGACTAGAACGCTTCTGATACTCGTTAATGAAGGCCAGATGATATGCAAACTCGCCAGGAGACATTTGCTCGACTTTCTGTACTGGCAACCCAAACTCGTATGCAACTAAGAACAAGTTCCAAAGAGCCGGGTTGCTAATTAGTTTTTTTGCTTCTCCTTCGGGTTGGCGCCTGAGATCTCGTTGAATGCTGTGATAACTGTGACAAAATCATTTGAGAAGGGCATTGAAACGAACGCGGCGTAATCTTCCTGGTTGAAGACCTTCTCTTCAGTTCCTGGCACATACGAGTTATTCACCAGAAGATGAAGTGCACGTATTTTGCTCACCGGATCGGTATGCTCCTCGTCATCGTCGGTAGGCGATGCAAGGAACGCACCAACTGAGGGCTGCCGGATTTCGAAGCTCACTCCGAAGGCAGTGATCAGTTTCGACTTTGGTTTGCGTCGCTCATCGGTAAAGATCGCGGCACGAATTTGCTCGCGCGTCAATGGGTGGTTTATCGGGATCACGTTCGTGTTTGGCACTTCGGTAGTATCAGTCATTAAAGCCTCCTATGTTTGGCACTTACACTTACACTTACACTTACACTTACAGCACTGCACTTCAACTAAAGCACAACCCAAAAAGTGGTGGAAGAGTGTTGAGAAGGTGAGTGCGGGCTCTTCCACCAAGTTTGGGGTTCGATTACGGCTCGACTGCTAAGGCACCTGTTCCTTGCAGTTGAACTGTAAATTCGTTCATCGTTTCCAAGCCAGCCGACAGTGAGATGTCTGTTACAGCTGCCTGACCTTGGACACCGTTGACACCGTCTGGAAGATACTGGACGTATACAAGTGTACCAGCTTCCCAAGCGTCGAGAGCCGCTTTGACGCCCAGATTGATTGTCGATGCAGTATGAACCCAACCAAAAGGTCGAGTCATATTCTGAATATCCGGAACATTCAAACGAAGTGTGACATTCTCTTCCTCGAGTGCACCAACATCGCCGTCCTGACCCTGGCTGCCAAACTTGAAGTAGCCACGGGCGACAGACTTGCCGACACCATCAGGATTGATCTTGACGATCACAATTTCTCGAGCGACGAGTGATGCTCGATAACCGTTTGCTGAAGCATAGAGGCCACTGAGCTCCAATGCGACCGTTTTCAATCCGTCGCCAGTGTAAGTCATGTGACCCGAGTTACCTTGGGCAACTGGAATCGTCGTAGTGTCGATTGCTTCCTCGGTTTGTGTGAGCGTAAAGCTCTTGTAACCGGCGAGTTGTGTAAGAGTTGCGAAATAGGTGATATCCACTGTCACTGGGCCTGTGACAGTGTACGTCGAGTTGAAAGTGACACGACCGAATAGATAGTCGATGCTTTCAACATCAGAGGTGTGATCGACAGCATTGTCGTAGACAACCGGAGGATCTGCATAATCCCAGATATCCTTTGCCGAATCAGTAACCCGATAAGTCTTACCGGAAACCAGCGTCATCGCTTCGCCGTTTGCAACTGTTGGCACACTGGCTTTGTGAAGATCGGCAACGTACCCGACAAAGCCTTTGTAGAACGCTTGAGCGCTGACTGACCAATTGATCAGCCCTGACTCTGACGACTTGAAGTTCTGTCCGAAGACAGTGTCATCAATTTCACCGGATTCGTTCGAGATCGATCCCGTATTACCTGGCAAGGTGTAATACGTAATGTCATCACTCGAGACTTTAATTCTTTTGGCGGCCATCTGTATTCTCCTTACTTAGGTCTACAAGGGTTCACGATTCGTTCCTGTCGGAGCTGCTGGTTCAATTATCAATGCAAAATTTGTAGAGAACTCGGGTCGATTGTTTTTATCGTACCCAATAAAGCCAACATCACCAAGCATGTTAATTGCATCCCAACGATCACCACCGCGATCGTGTGGGATATAACCAAGTAGTGCGGACTTAACATGCACAGCTTTGTTATATGTTTCGACGTAAGCATTCTGCTCGCCGCGGATATTGATCATGATTGCAGGAAAGTCAAGAAGATACCGTGGATTTGCTGGTTGTCCCACAATATCATATATCGTCAGAACACGATCATGATTCTCGTCGGGTTGCTTACCGATGTAGATAGCCCAAGTCGAGGTGCTTACTTGTGGTCCAAAAGCTCCAACCGTTTTCTCGACCAGAATGTCTTTGATACCTTCGGAAATCATTGTCATCGGACGCCCCCACTTCCGCCGGCCGTGAGGCGCCTGAAGTTGGTGATCAACCGAATACGAATCTCGTTGATATCCTCGAGCATTGCAGTCTGGAGATACTTCGCACGAGTTGGCTCGGCGTGTAAATACTCCACTTTCTCATGGACGATTACAGCGTAGTTAGGCTTGCCACCTTTGCCGTAACCCATCTCGACTCGTGGATTCCTTCCAGTGTTGGTGACCTCCAAGTACCCACTAGAATCGAGTGCACCGGTATCTTTCGGGACGTAGACGTGAGACTTCTTGTATGTTGGTTGAAGAGCCTCAATCATAATCAGTGGTGTCACATTTCGAACATGGTTGACAAAGCTTGTAAAGTTCCGTTCAATTGCCTTAAACTGTGCGACAACATCTCCCTTTGCACCTACACGACCTACTCTGAAACGTGCTCCAATCGCCATTAGAGAAGCGCCTTCCGTGTAAATTGCAGACCCCTGATATCTGGGATCTTATTAAACGCATTGATCTTGAACGCTCCGTTTATGATAGTTGGGTTTGTTTCTGTAGAGATCCCCAAGTATAGATACCCGTTGGTGTCAACATCTCCTTCAAGATACACAACAGCCTGACTCACGAGATCCTCACCACTCTGCCCAATAAAACGCTCAGCTTTCTCTTCCCAGCGTCCTTTGAGGTTCACTGGAGGATCAAACGTCTTAGCGCCATAACCATTTGTTGCTGGGTTTCCCCAGTACGTCACATCGTGGTTATATTTCTGACCGTAGAGCATGTGTGTTCAAATAACCGTGAATAGTGCCTTGATTGTTTTCCCACTGAATTGTTCAGCCAAGATCCCTGAGGAATCCAATGCGAGTGCTTGTGCGCCAAAACGTGTTTGCGCTAGACCCGTCTCGGTATCAGGAATAATACGGTAACGCTCTTCAGCTTCACCAATGTTCTGCTTTGTCATTCCACCCTTCTCGATGGAGACTACATAGAAGTGTCCAGCGAGATAGAGCTCAATTTGCTTAAGGCGATTCGTCGACAATCCAGCACCCAAGAGAAGCTCCGACACTATAGTGTCAGCGGTATTGATGAAAGCGCCCATGTCGATTTCACCATCGAGCACGAGTGCTTGAACTTCCGCATTTGTTACAAGCGCTGTCATCGAACCAACTTCTCGTGGGCTCCTGGAGTGTTAACCTGAGTCAATTGGATACCTCCCTACGGTTTGGGAGGTGGCGGAGTAGCAGGCGGATTCGCCGTTGTTCCCGGAGTTCCCGTTCCTGCTGCCGCCGTTTTGGAGCTTGCTTCAGCTTCAGCCTTCACCTTTGCAGCTTCGGCTTCTGCGGCTTTTGACATCTCACTAGCAACTTTTGCTTCAGCTGCGACGACACTCGCAGCCTTGAACCGATCGCCGAAGGCTGCAGCCTGCTCAGGAGTGTGCTCGATAGCGTCGCCAACCTTCATGCGCTCGTGAACACCTTTTGCGTTCGTCCGCCAGTGCTTACCGTGCGTAAGAACGTAGACGCTCGTGTTCTTTGCCATAATAACCTCCATGTTTCGTATAGTGTTTCGAGAACTGAGACAAGTGGGTTCAACAATAGGGAACTACGGTGTTGAACCCACTTGAAATCACCACCCGATTAAGAGTAGTGAACCAAACCAGACTGATTCGTGTAGGTCGCCTTGATACGCGGGACGATGATCGCCATCACTTTGAAGTTGACTTGCATTCCACCCATAGTATCCCACATAACAACGGTTGGCTGGATACCATCGAGAACATCAATGACATCCGGTGTAACCTGCACGAGGACAACATTTGAAGTGGTGAGATTCGCCGACGCGAGGATCTTCAGGATCGAGGGGATCTTCAAGATGCGTTCGCGAATCGTGATGTCGCTGTTGACTTTGAAGTCATTGTCGAGCTTGTTGTCAACGGCGATCGGAATGTGAAGAACAAACGGGCCGAACATGTTGTCTGAGATTGCAGATGCAATCATCAGATTGATGTCCGTAACGATCTGTTCGCCGGTTGCCGTGAGCCAGCTTGCGGTGACCGAACCAGTATTGCGATTCGGATGATTCGTGAGGCCGTAGATCTGATTTGCTGAACCAACAATGTTGGCGCCGGCATACAAGATCGACTCGACCTTTTCCGATACAAGCTTGGCAGCAAGCTGTGCTTGTGTGGTATCAAGAGGAGTACCACTGCGACGAGATGCTTCGAGAGCACGAATGTTCAGGAAGAAATCTCGATGCACGATAGGCAACGGAATACCTTCCAGATCGTACACGACACGATCGTTGCCGCCGTCGACGACACCCGACATGCTGATCACAGCAGGATCCATATCAGAGATACGTTCCCACTCGACTCGAGTCACGCCGAGAGCACCTGGAATCCCCATCGTAAGACCTCGAGACATGAGGTCGCCAATGCCAACGAGACGCTGACGAGCAACGGGAATAACTGCGTTATCGAAGTGAATCCATTCTTCCTTGCGCAAGATCCCCTGCGCGTGGATATCAGCATTCAGGCGCAACGAATTGACGTTGAATCCTGACTGCATCAAACGCATGGCCACCGGACCCAAGGAAGAGGAACCTGCTTGGGTAGTCTGGACCACATCAATACTTGCTGGTGTTGACATTCTTCAATCTCCTAGTTCATGGGTCGGTCTTGTTGATGTGGTCTAGTTACCTAGCTACCTAGCTAACTAGCTAGACACACAGAGCTTAGACGATTTCGATCTTGATACGGACGGGCGTACCCCCTGCAGAGTTGTCGACGGCCTGAAGGGCAATCGCCAATACCACATCTGTGGTAACGACCTTCTTCACGTAGCCAGCGCCTTGTGAAACAAGTTTGTCGCCGACCACAATTGCGGCCGCGTTCGCAGCAAGAAGGGCATACACCTCCTGCCCAGGCTGGAAGACACCATACTGCACGAGATCGTCGGCGGCATAGTTGGTGTCAATCGTCGGAGCTTCACCTTGGCCAGCGTATACTTCATTCTCGATTGCAAACGCTGCAATCCCATAGCCACCGGCTGTAGCGTGTGCAGCAACCTTACCCGTTGACAAGCGTTCGATCAGCATGCCAGGAGTGATAGTAGCCGACGCCAACGCCTCTTTGCGCATTGGGCGGCCCTTAAGCATAATTGTGTTTGACATGTTCAACCCTCAAAGAATTGGTTTGGGAAGTTCGGATAGCCAGGAGTTGAAGATCATGGCTATCCGAACGGTTTAGTACACCGGAGCTTGCCGGCAATAGGTATCAGGCTGTCTTCTTGAACTCGAACACTTTCGGCGCCGCAACGGTGCTTTCATCAGCAGCCTGAGTCGTCGGTGCTTCTGGTCCACGGCGTCCACTGTAGTCAGGAAGAGTTGCGAGATCAACAAGGTTCTGAAGCATGTCGACGGACATTCCCTTGAGAGTATCTTCCGTAAACTTGTTGCGCGGGTTCTCCTTGAGAGCCTTGATGAGTCCATTCTTGCGGTCTTCATGCATCTTGAGACCACTCGTAAGGACTTCCTTCAGCTCTGCCGGCGCCGCATCGAGATACTGCTGAAGCGTCAGAGGAGCTGCCGGAGCTGCCGGAGCAATAGGAGCTGGAGTAGTTTGTGCCGTTGGGGTAGGAGCAATAGGTGTAACAGTGGGAGCTACGGGCTCCTCCTGCCCTTTCGCCTTTTTTGCGTCCTCTTTGGCCTTCATCTTGGCCTTGTCTTCGTCCGACATCTCTTGGCCTGTCGTCGAAGCCGTCTGCGTTGTCTGGGTAGTCATGGGATCTCCTTTCGTAACCACCTTCATAACCACTGTCACCTCGACAGGATTTTCTCCCAGTGTAACAGTCGTTCCAGAAATGGAATAACTGAGCTGGTAGGTTTTGTAGCTGCCCATATCTTGCGAGCGCTCGTAAACAACGTTCGAAGATGTGAAGCCAACCAAATAGCAATAGCACCCAACTTTCTTCTCGAGAGCGTCGCGCAACAACTTGCGTACATCGCCATCGAGGAGCGCGTCTTCAAATGCGCGAACAAGAAACTCCTGTGCGTGAAGTCCATCATTCAATTGGTTCTGAACCAGAATTACGTCGTCACTCCCTCCACCGCAGCTGCATTGCTTTGCCTGTAGAGTTGGTGGAGAAGTTGGAGAGGAAGTCGTCAGTTTCTGTGCCACAAGCGATTCTCCACCTTTTTGATTGACTCGGGGTGTGCCACATCCAATTTCAACAGAGCATGCACCTTTTGTACCCTCAGATAGAAACGCGAGATGATCAGGCACAATGTTTTTCCAGATGCCCGTGTAAGCTTGACCTTTGAACTTGCCAGATTTCTTCTCGACATCGCAGAAGAAGCCAACGGAGACCTCAATTGGATCTTCAGCCCCTTCGTCAACACTCTGAATGCGAGTCAAAACGTCTTCGGCTTCTCCACCAAGTTCCTTGGCTCGTTGAGGGTTAATCCATGCTTCGGTTTTCAGTTTGATGCCGTCCAAAGACGTCTTGGCTGTAAAACCAAAAGCAAACTGAGTAAGAATTTCCGGATCGTTGGCGCTTACAAGCGTGCCGTCTACTGAGGGATGATTCATCACGACTGGACGATTATTCCATCCAGCTGGGAACTTCCCAAATTCTTCTGCTAGACCTAGCTCGGCACCTTCTTGACCCATGCCGAGACGAACACCCTCAATCATCGCTACAACAGGGACGACAATGTAGTCTTGACCAAGAAACGAGTCCTCCCTGATCAGACTCATATCAGCCTGTGCAATGATAGAAATATGTTCTTTCGACATGCTTGTCCTATTATTCTGATTATACATCAGATCTTTTTGTCCGTCAACCAAAATTTGATGGTCAAAAATAGTACGACCATTGTGACCTAAATTGAAACTCCTACAGGACGACATTTGATTCCGACAACATGGTGATTCGGGTGAAGTCTTAGCCACTCTGCTGCGGCTATTTGCGACCCAACAATACAAGCTGTCTGGCTCGTAAAGCGAAGATGCGTTGGCTCCTCAACACACCATTTTAGCATGCAATATACTAGTATGAGTTCGGTCACTTTTGGTCTCCAGGCTTTTTAAGGTATTCAGGCGCTTCGGGTCCAAAAGGAATTTGTGGTTCCGTGTAGATTCCCTGCTGTTCGGGAAGTTGCATTTGCGTCTCGAGTTTCCTGATTACAAAACCTAACGGGGGTTGTTGCACTGTAGACGGAAAAACTTCTTGCAAAGGGTTGCACCGCCTCATTACTGTTGCAACATACGTAGCTGGTCCAGAGAAGGCTCCAAGTGGGATCGTAAGACTTACGTCGTACTGACCTACAGTTGAACGATCCTCGTCAACTTTGGTGTATTCATAACCTTCAGAGTCGACGATCGTGCGCTTGACAGTAGAAGGACACTCTCGGTGAGAAACCGATCTTATCTGGATTACAATATTTTCACCGGGAGCAACAATTGGTGTTACAATTTTCCGCGAGTAATAAATTGTTCCAGGATCCTGGAAATACCAATACGGACCTACAATAGTTGGTATAAAAAACGCCAGAATTCCCAGGCGTGGAAGCCACGTATTCAGGAGTGCTTTTATCATGTCAGTTCTTCCATCCAACGAGGTAGATTACAGCAGTACCAAACGCAAGAAGGATCAAGCCAATCTGCGCGAAGACATAGCGTCTAACTGGCCCTAGATCTGCTTTGATCTCCGTGATCTCCTTGATGTACACTTCTTTACTGACGAACTGACCTCCTAGAGACGATGTTAGTTCAGAAAGTTTGCCTTTGACATCGTTGTCAAGCCTTGCAATCTGAAGTGTGAGGTTTTTCATGTCATTCGAAAGGACCGCGAGTTCTGTTTCTTGTGACCTCTTTGGCGTAGGCATTTCGTATTTCCATTCCTATCTTAGCTGATTATCATGATACGTCGAAACGCCTGCTGGCCGCCAGAAACTATTGGTGAGAAGAACTGGTCTCCATCAGTAAACAAACCCGGCAACAGAAACACTCCGCCAGGTATTATCGTTGGTCCATAGAACTGATCACCATCTAGAAACAGTTCTGGTACAAGAATCACACTGCCAGGACTCACCGTAGGACTAAAGAACTGATCACCATCAGTGAACAATATGGGGTTGAGGGTAACTGGCCCCCTGAGAACAGTTGGGCTATAAAACAGATCTCCATCATTGAACAAACTTGGTGCAAGTGAATTGAAAGTGCTTACTAATGGCGTAAAAAATACGTCTGCGTCGGTGAACAAACTAGGTAGAAGAGTAATTGCACCACGCGTAACAGTGGGTGAGTAGAACAGATCGCCATCGGTAAACAATGACGGGAAGAGATTAGCTGCTCCACCAGTTACTGTAGGGCTAAAGAATGTATCTCCATCTGTAAACAGGCTAGGCAGAAGTGTATAACTTGCCGATACTAATGGCGT